AACTTCCCTGACGGACATATAATTACAAAAGAGAGTTGGGATAATGCTGACAAGATAACCCAAGACGGATTTGTGTATGTGAAGTTTAACGACTTAAGTTTTTATAAATGAGATATAAAATATACGGATTTTTAATGTGGTGTTTATTTATATTTTGTATAGGAATGTCGTTAGTTTTAATATTAAATTTATGTTAAAAATGTATTGTATGTAAAAGATATTTATTATCTTTGTACTTTAATTAATCAAATCAAATCAAATGAAATCAGATGTATTTAATCAATATGTTGACCGAGTTACAGACTTGTTCAACATTGATAGAGAAACCCTATTCTCTAAACTAAAACAAAGACATATAGTAGATGCAAGACAATTACTTTACTACTTATGTTTCAACAGACAAATGCAATTAGTTATTATCAAAAAGTTTATGAATGATAATGGCTATAACATTGCTCACAATTCAATCATTAATGGAATTAACGTAGTCGACCAAAAGATTAAGGAAGACAAAGATTATCAATCAATCGTTAAGGATATTGACAAAGCAGTATTTATTTAATCAAATCAAATCAAATCAAAATGGAAAACACATTTGAAAAATTGTCGGCTATAAACGTGAACGACAAAGTAGAAAAGAAAAGTAATTTAACTTATTTAAGTTGGGCGTGGGCGTGGTCAGAAACTAAGAAGGCTTTCCCTGATGCTTCTTATCAAATTAAAGGAGACCCTATTACTCAAAAACCATACTTCTATGATGAAAATCTTGGATATATGGTAATGACAGAGGTAACAATTAATGGTGAGACATTAGAAATGTGGTTACCCGTAATGGACGGAGCCAACAAAGCAATGTTAGCTCAATCATATACCTATTCAACAAGATACGGAGAGAAGACTGTTGAGGCTGCCTCAATGTTTGACATCAACAAAACATTAATGAGATGCTTAGTTAAGAACTTAGCTATGTTTGGATTGGGTATTTATATCTATGCCGGTGAAGACTTACCTGAAGGAGAGACTACTAAAGTAGTGGCACCCGTGAAACAAGAGCCCGTATTGGAAGACCTAAAGAAAGGTACTGACAATTGGAACAATGTAATCAAATATGTTACAGCCAACAAGGAATTGGGTATGGAGAAAATTGGTCAACAATTAAATCGTAAATACAAAATCAGTCCGGCATTGAAGAAAGAAATTGCTAACGTATTAAGTGTATAGTATGGCAGTAGTAAACGCACACATACTTGAATTACTTCGTGATGATAACGAATACTATGGTGGTATTGGTAAGAACTATTTATCTAATTCAGATATAGGAACCTTATTAGAGAACCCAAAAGAATTTCGTACACCACGTGAGGACAACAAAGCCTTTGCAGAAGGCAGATACTTTCACCAATCAATTCTTGAACCTGAGAAGATTAAGGATGTAAAATTTGTTGATGTAACTACTCGTACTACAAAAGAGTACAAGGAGTTTTGCAAAGACAATAACCTACCATTTTGTTTATTAAAGAAAGAGATTGACGATGTAAAGAACTTGGTGAAGATTATCAATGGTAACATTGCTTTCTTTGAGGACATATACAGAGACGGGAACCAATACGAGATACCGGCTATTGGAGAGATACAAGGCATGATGTGGAAGGGTAAGGCTGACATTATAACTAATGAGCACGTGATTGACCTTAAAACCACGAGTGATATTCAGAAATTCAAATGGAACGCTAAAAGGTACAACTACGACTCACAATGTTACATATACCAAATACTATTTGGTAAACCTTTAGTGTTCTATGTGATTGACAAGGTAACGGGTATCCTTGCGATATTCAAACCTACTGAGGAGTTTGTTAAGGGTGGTGAGTTAAAGGTAGCACGTGCAGTTGATATGTATCAAAGATACTTCTCAGAGAACCCAACAGATAGTATTGACAACTATTATATAGACGAGTTCTTATATTAATAAAACATAAATAAAACATAAATGAAATATATGGGAAGCAAAGCAAGATTTGTTAATGAAATTTTGCCGATAATTACAAAAGATAGAAAAGAAAATCAATGGTTTGTTGATTTATTTTGTGGCGGATGTTCTATTTCTCAAGAAGTAAAAGGAAAAGTAATTGCTAATGATAAAAACAAATATTTAATAGCAATGTTTAAAGGACTTCAAGTAAATAGAAATAGACCTACGGAAATAACAAAAGATTTATACAATGTAGCAAGAGATGTTTATAATGGTAAAGAAAAATCTTTTAATCATACTATGGAAATGGATGATTTTATAGTAGGTTGGATTGGTTGGATGGGAAGCTACAACGGAAGATTTTTTGATGGTGGATATTCAGGACACAATGTAAACGGTAGAGATTATATTTGCGAGCAAATAAGAAATACTGAAAAGCAAATTGACAAAATAAAACATATTCAATTTTTTAGCCAAGATTATTCAATGTTTGATTTTAAAGAACCTTGTATTATCTATTGTGATATTCCTTATGAAAACACAAAACAATATTCTACATCAAAAGGATTTAATCATAGTAATTTTTGGGAATGGTGTAGAGGAATGACAAAAGAAGGTCATAAAGTATTTATTAGCGAATATAATGCTCCAAGTGATTTTACTTGTGTATGGTCAAAAAAAACAACCAACTCAATGAATACCACTAAAACATATAGACCTACTGAAAAGCTATTCGAGTATAAACCCTAACAATACACCAAGCATATCTTTAATCTCAGGGAGTTATGCTTGGTTCAAATAGACTGAGATAAACTAAAAATTATTTTAATGGAAAATAAAACACTGATAAAATCAATTAGTGGAAAATAAAGTAAAAAATAAACAAATTTGTTTATTTTAATGGAAAATAAAGTCGGTTGGTGTAAGTGGGAATAAATACCACCTTGGGTAGCAACTCAATTTAATTTGAGGGACAGAGGTTCGAATCCTCTACCGGCTTTTTAATATACCAATTACAAACTTAGCCTTAGAGGTTAGTGGTTGGTTTAATAGACTAAGGCGAACTAAAAAATTATTTACAATGGCAGAAGAAAAAATCTTTGCAGATGGTTTCGTATTCAAACGAAACGAAAACGCCCCTGATTTCGTAGTGGGGAGAATTTCAATTAAAGTTAATGAAGCGATTGAGTTCATTAAGAAACACGAAAAGAATGGTTGGGTTAACCTTGGGGTTAAGACAGCTCGTAGTGGTAACTACTACATTGACTTGGACACCTTCGAAGCGAATGATAGTTCGAAGAAAGAAGGTGCAGTTGACAAGTATGAAGCCAAATCAAAAGCGGTAGCTGAAGACCCGGCAGACGATTTGCCTTTCTAACCAATTGATTAGCAATAAGATAGGGGAACTAACACTTCCCCTTTTTTTACCAACGCTCCGTGTCGATATTGCTAATTAGGTACCCCCTATTACTTCTATATGTAATATATATATAATATTTTTTTTATTACTATATTTTGAAGTTAAAATTGACATAAACGACAGAAGTATTGATTATCAACAACTTAGATTAAATAAAACGACATAAAAACGACATAAAGATAATAAACCTATATAGTTTATTATATAATAATAGGTTTATTATATTTAAAATCAATAGATTATGTAACAAATTTAGTGTATAATTGTTACAAAACTATATAATAAATAAGATTATGAAACAATCAGCAGTAGAATTTCAAACAGAACAAATTGGAATATTAGTATCAAAACTTTTTAATGATGAAATATCTAAAGCAGAATTTCACTTTACAAGATTTGAAATATGTGACCAAGCAAAAGAAATGGAGAAGCAACAGATTATTGATGCTTATGGTGTAAAAGTAAAACATATGATTGAACAAGGTGCAATAGTTTATATTAACACATTTGGAGAAGAATATTATAACAAAAACTTTAAAAACAAATAAGATTATGAAAGATATTTTAAAAAAGTTTATGAATGAATATAAACATTTACAGAAGTTTTACAAAACTAAAAAAGAATTTAAACAACATTTATTATCAGGAGAAGTAAAAATTAGTATTCCTGATATGATTAATTTAAAAAAAATAAGATTATGATAATAATAGAAGATAATAAATATCCTATCGGTAGATATGCTCCGGGGAATTATATGTGTAATTGTTCTACTTGTAAAACACAGTTTCAAGGTGATAAAAGAGCAGTTCAATGTGAACCTTGTGCAATAAAAATGACAAAAGAAGAACCTAAAAAAGAATATAACTACATTGGCGAATGTAAAGGCAACAATGGAAATGGTTGTTTTATGGATAGTTGTGGACACGATTGTGGGTGCTTTATTATACAAGAAAGAAGTTATAGTGAGGAAGAAGTATTAGAAATTCTTTATAAACATACAGAAGATTTGTTAGCAGGTAAAAAGTTAACTTTAGAAGAATGGTTTGAACTATTTAAAAACAAATAAGATTATGAAACCAACAGCAGTAGAATTTGCAGTAGAGCAATTAGAACAATTAATTCCATTTGGACATAAATTGGCAGTTAGAATTATTCTTGAACAAGCCCTAGAAATGGAAAAGCAACAGATTATTGATGCTTGGGAAAATGGAGCTTATGGTGGCGGACAATTTACAACTATATTTTATAATTCAGAACAATACTACAAAGAAACATTTAAAAACAAATAAAATGAAAAAATTAATAATTCTAATTTTAGAATACAAATTACATAGAGCAACTAACGCTGCTAAAAGAGAAAAAAATCCAATTGCAAAAATATCAAAACTATTTAAAGTTAGCGATTTACAGGAAAAATTATTAGACCTTAAAAACAAATAAGATTATGGAAACACTTGAAGAAGCAGCTGAAAATTATAATTTGAATACTATTAATGCTTTTGGTGATTATGAATCATTTATAGCAGGTGCTAAATGGCAACAAGAAAGAAGTTATAGCGAGGAAGATATGAGAGACGCATATTGCAATGGCGCACTTGGATTAGAATATAAAAAAAGCTTTAATGAAAGTTTTAATAAATGGTTTGAACAATTTAAAAAGAAATAAGATTATGAAACAAATAAAAAAATCAAAAATGAAAAGAGTGCTTACAACAATATTAGTTGGAGTATTATTATTTAGTTGTACACCTTCAGAGTCAACACCTCCTACAAATACAACAGATTGTGATTGTGGTGTAGTTGTTCAAAGTATGTCTTATAACATACCTGACAATCAAGGAGGAGTGATTACACAATCAACAATTATAGTAAGAAATAATTGTACACAACTTACTAAAACAGTAAGTGGCATATCAGGAATAGTAACAACAGGTTCACAATGGTGTCGATAAGATTATGAGTATAATAGAAAAATTTAAAAACAAATAAGATATGACAAATAACGTAACGATATTCCAAAACATAAGAGATACGGACACTCCGTTCTTTAGGGATGTTAATGTTATCCTTGAGAGAATAAAGATTGGTGCGGGTGCTACAAAAGATATTGTGAAACGCATTAGACAAGAAAAAAACAAAACTGAACGTAACGAGATTAAGAAACTATTACCGGCTATATGCTTCAGTGGTACATTCAAAAAGAGATTAGATAGTGCATTGGAAGAACACTCAGGACTTATATGCTTGGACTTTGATGGATACACTAAGCAGAAAGAATTATTACAAGACAAAGAGACTATATCAAAAAACAAATATGTATTCTCTGTATTCATTTCCCCTTCGGGTAATGGTTTAAAAGTATTGGTTAAGATTCCCGCTGATGTGGATAATCATACAAACTACTTCAATAGCCTAGAAAAGCATTTTAATAGCCCTTATTTCGATAAAACAAGTAAAAATGTTAGTAGAGTATGTTACGAGTCTTATGACCCTTTAATTCACGTTAATATCAATTCCTCTATTTGGGACTTAATTGAGGAGCCTGAGTACACAGAGGTAAATAAGATTAGAGACCAAGCTACTATTCCAATTACAGATGAGAATAAAATTGTAGAGATACTTGTTAAGTGGTGGGAGAAGAAATACCCAATGCAAGAAGGACAACGCAATCATAACGCCTACATTCTTGCGATGGCTTTCAATGACTTTGGTATTAATAAAAGCCTTGCGGGTTATGTATTAAACCAATTCGCTAACTCAGACTTTACTTTAGGAGAGATAGCACAGACTATTGACTCAGCCTACAGACACACAGCCAACTTCGGGACCAAGTACTATGAAGATGAAGAACGTATTAATATGATACGTGCTAAGTTAAGAAGGGGTGTATCTAAGAAAGAGATTAAATACCAATTGCAAGACTCCAACTTAGACAATGATATAATTGATGCAGTGCTTAACAAAGTTGAGGATGAAAACTCAAAGTTGACCTTTTGGACTAAGAACGATAAAGGTGCCATCAAGATAGAGCACATTCTATTTAAGCAGTTCTTAGAAGACTCAGGGTTCTATAAGTTCTGTCCTGAAGGTAGTCGTAACTATGTGTTTGTAAAAGTTACTAATAACCTTGTGGACCATACCTCTGAGAAAGAGATTAAAGATTACTTACTCACTCACTTGTTAGAGTTGGATGACAATAGCGTATATAATTATTTTGCAGATAATACGAGGTTTTTTAAAGATGAGTTCTTAACTTTGTTGTCAACAATTGAGATATACTTTATTGGAGATAATAAAGACTCAGCTTACTTGTACTACAAGAATTGTGCAGTAAAGATTATGAAAGATAAAATTACCACTATTGACTATGTAGATTTAGGTGGGTATGTATGGAAGGACCACGTGATTGATAGAAACTTTAACATTTGTGATGTTACCGGAAATTGTGATTTCAAAAAGTTCATAAGTAATATCAATGGTGGAGATGAAAATCGTGTGAAGACTATGGAAAGTACCATTGGATTCTTAATGCACGGATACAAGAACTTATCATTCTGTCCGGCAGTGATATTAAATGATGAGGTGATTAGTGATAACCCTGAAGGTGGTACGGGAAAAGGATTAGTGATGAATGCCTTGAGTAATATGAAGAAGCTAGTGGTGATTGATGGTAAGTCATTCAACTTTGAGAAGTCTTTCCCTTATCAGTTGGTGTCGGCTGACACTCAGATACTTTGCTTTGATGATGTAAAGAAACACTTTGACTTCGAGAGATTGTTTAGTGTAATTACAGAAGGGTTGACATTGGAGAAGAAGAACAAGGATGCGATTAAGATACCATTTGTTAAATCTCCTAAGGTAACTATAACTACTAACTACGCAATCAAGGGAGCGGGTAATTCATTTGCTCGAAGAAAGTGGGAGTTGGAGTTGCACCAATACTACACGATGAACTTCACGCCAAGAGATGATTTTGGTAAGATGATGTTCGGGGATTGGAACGATGATGATTGGTGTGAGTTTGACAACTATATGATTAACTGCTTGAGATTCTACTTAGCAAAAGGTTTGGTTAAGTCTAAGTTCGTTAACTTAAAGATTCGTCAGTTGTCAGCAGAGACTTGCCACGAGTTCATTGAATGGGTTGGGCTAGTTGATAACAACGATAGAAGTAATGTATTACCTACCAATGTGAGATTGTATAAGAATGAATTATATAATAACTTTGTTGATGAGTATCCTGACTATGGTGCAAGAGGAAAGATGACTATAAGCAGAACTAAGTTTTATAAATTCTTAATAGCTTACGCTATCTATAAAGAAGGAATGATGCCTGAGGAAGACAGAGATCACTTAGGTAGATGGATAATAATTAAAAAGAGAGCAGATAACGAAACACAAATTCAATTGAATCAAGAATGAAAACAAAAGAAAGAGCAGCAAACTATATGAGACTAAAGAAAGATTATAGAGACCCTGAGGATATTGCATTCTCAAAGTGGGTAGATGACCACTTCCCGTTAAGAAACAGGAACTTCAAAGGTGAAGTATTATATTCAGGAAGTAAATACGATGATTTTTATTTAATAAGTGAGTTAGTACAAATTTATAAAAAGAAAAATGTTATGTTACCAAACAATGAAAAGATTGTAGTAGAAGTTTTAGCTTGGCTATCAGTTATAACGCTAATATCAGCAGTATTATTTTTAATATTTAATTAATAGATTATGTCAAAGTATTTTAAACCATTAACACGAATAAAAAAAGTAATGGAGTTCTACTATAAAAGAGGAACCAACAAAGAGAGTATCAATGAATTGTATCGTAAAATTTTAAATGAAGAAAAGAAATGACAGATATAAGTAAATGCACGGACCATCAGTGTCCTTCAAAAGAAATATGTTATAGATTCACAGCACCGGCATCAGAATATTGGCAGTCTTATGGGGCATTTGGAAGAGAACAAGATGCCTATAATTGTGATATGTTTTGGCATAATGGTGCTTGTAAATATTGTCATCAAAAAGATGGAGTACATAAAATGAGTTGTCCAACAATGAAAATCCAAGTAAACTTATGAGACATTATACAACAAACGAAAATCATGGTGAAGATATTTTAAAAGCAATAGCTAAAATAGAAGCACTTGAAAACAATTTTAAATATTCCCAAAAAGAAGCAGACGAATTTACTATTGGGTTTGCAGAGTGGTATTTGAACTTGTGGCATACAGATGATGATTCATCTTTTGATAATAACTCACCACAAGAACTATTAGAACTCTATAAAAAAGAAAAAGGATTATGATTGACAAGTATATAAAGATGAGGAACACAAGCCAATACAATATAAATTGGTTTTATGATTACTTTGTTTCAAATGGTGGTGATTCAATGGGAATAAATAAATTCAGTATGGTATTCAATATGATTAGCTTACAGGAAATATGCGAATCATTAGATAAGAAATTCAATCTAACATCAATAGAAGATACTAAAGGAAACCTACTAAAAGTTTTTAAAAATGAATAACACACAGACGGTACATATAGGAATGTTAAATTCATTTAATGTCTTAACAGAAAAAGCCACAATCGAAGATATTATCAGCTCAGGGTTGGCTTACTTTGCTCACGCACCTGATGAGGAATCAGTAATGCAAAGTATAGAGTTTATGATTTTTTACTTTAAAGGAATTGAGATGTATGAGAAGTGTGCAGAGCTAAAAAAATATATAGAAAAAACATTTAATGAAGATGGAACCTACAAAGAAAAGTTTTGCAATTGTGAGTACCCAAACATAGAAACTTATATATCTAAACCTAAATGTTCTGTATGCAACCTGAGACTAATGAGATAATTGAAAGAACACCGGGGTTTAATAACCAAGAGATGTGGAAACAATGCGAACTATTAAAAAGCGTTGTGTTTCAAACTATTCAAGTGAAGTCAGGAAGAGGTAAAGGAGTTAGGATAACAGAAGAGTTCAAACATGACACACCTTCAGAGATTAGAAATAGAATAGCTAATAGTTGTGAGTATTATAAAAATCTTCACGAACAAGATATGAAAAGAAACAATAAAATTGAATACAGAGATTACCAATTAGACATCATAAAGCTTGGCGCTAAAATAATTGAAGAGTTTGGTTTTGTTTATTTAGCTATGGAAGTTAGGACCGGAAAGACTTTAACAAGCCTTGGGATAGCAGAACTTATTTGCAGCAGTAATGTTTTGTTTTTAACAAAAAAGAAAGCTATCTCTAGCATTCAAAAGGATTACGAGCTTCTCAATCCTCCGTATCATTTAACAGTTACCAACTACGAGAGTTTACATAAGATAGATACTACTGATTGGGATTTGATTATTTGTGATGAGGCTCACTCCATGGGTGCATTCGCAAAACCAAGTAAAAGAGCGGTCCAAGTAAAAGACCTTATTAAAAGTACAATGGCAAATGTTATTCTTTTATCAGGCACACCTACTCCTGAGTCCTACTCACAGATGTACCACCAAGTTTATGGAATACCTAAAAATCCTTTTAAAGAATTTAGTAATTTCTATAAATTTTGTAATACCTTTGTAAAAGTAAAGACCAAAATGATAAATGGTTTAATCATTAAAGATTACTCAGAAGGGTTAGACACTATAGTTGAAGCAATGGCTCCGTTCACAATCAACTACACTCAACAAGAGGCAGGATTTCTAACTGAGACTACTGAAGAGGTATTTGAAGTTGAGCTAAAAGAATCAACCTACAAGTTGATTAATAAATTAAAAAAGGATTTGATTGTTGAAGGAAAGGAGGAAGTTATCTTAGGTGACACTCCGGTGAAATTGATGAGTAAGATACATCAATTATTCTCAGGAACAATTAAATTTGAAAGTGGTAACTCAATGGTTATTGATACCGCTAAAGCAGAGTTTATCAAGGAACAATGGATGGGATGTCAGATTGGTATCTTCTATAAATTCAAAGAAGAATTAGTAGCTTTGCAACAAGTCTTCGGAGATGAATTAACAACAGACTTGGATGAGTTCAATAATAGCTATAAAAACATAGCATTACAGATTGTATCAGGGCGTGAGGGTATATCATTAAAGAAAGCACAATATCTTGTATATTACAATATTGATTTCAGTGCTACAAGTTATTGGCAGTCCAAAGATAGAATGACCACCAAGGATAGATTAGAGAACCAAGTGTTTTGGATATTTGCTAAAGGTGGTATAGAATATGATATTTATAAAGCAGTAACAAAGAAAAAAAATTATACATTAAATCACTTCAAAAAAGATTTTTACTTATGATTGACTACAGAGATTACGGAAACGAATACAACGAGTGCACTTGCAGACAATGTGGAGAAGACTCAAGTGGTGAATTTTGCAGCCAACATTGTGCAAAAGAATATGAAGCAGATAATTAATAATAGATATGGAAAGTAAAAGAAACAGAATGGCGGGTGAACACCCATCTTACGACAAATTAGGAATGTCACCAAAAAGAAGAGCTAAGAAATTAGCTTATGACAAGAAGTACCAAGCTACTGAAGAGCGAGTTAATTATAGAGAAAAACTTAACAAAGCTAATAAGAAAGCCGGGACCTATGGTAATGGTGATAACTTAGATATGAGTCATACTAAGGCAGGAAGTATGGTAGCTGAGAATATGAAGTCGAATCGTGGTAGAAACGGACAGAACGGCAAATCAACTAAGAAATGATAAAGTGTGTATGCATAGATGCTGATAACAAACCAAGTAAAATACCTCAGCATAAATGGTTAGAAGAAGGAAAAGAGTACACGTTGGCTTTTAGTATGACTGTACTTCCTCAAAAGAAATTAGCTTTCCAAGTTCAAGAGATTGACCTTGATGATAGTTGTTCTCCCTTTACTTGGTTCCTCGCAAACCGATTTGCGTTCAGACAGGAAGACTTAGAGAAATTATCTGATTTTATTCAAGATTGCAACAAGATTACTTTCTCAGTGAAAGAACTAATGAGAGAAACAAACATAAATGAAAGAGAGCCAAATACAATCAAAGAAGATTAAGGAACTTGAGGCTCAGGGATATTATGTTATTAAGCTTACCAAGACAAATAAGAATGGGATTCCCGACATTATTGCTATCCCTCCCAACTCAGATGTTGAGTTCTACGAAGTTAAAGGACCAACCGGAAAGCTATCAAAATTACAAGAATATAGAATAAAAGAATTAACTGAACACGGAGTCAAAGCCGAGGTTTATAAACCAATTTAATCAAATGGAATTAACATACAAAGAAAAAACAGATTTAGAAAAAGAATCATTAAAAGAAATAGTAAGTAATGTTTTTGGAGTAGATATATCTTTAAAAAACAGACAAAGAAACTCAGTAGATGCACGTAGAATTTACTCAAAGATATTAAGAGAAAGAGGATATACTTTTGAATCTATAGGAGAGTCAGTAGAAAGAGACCACGCATCGGTTATTAATTATATGGCTTCTGTTGATACTATACTTGCTTATGATAAAGGTCTTAGAGATAAATATATAGCTTGTAAGAACGTATTTCTTGAAGGTAGAGCACCACTTATGGCTGAAAGAATAAAGAAAGATGCTGATGTATATTTAACCGTAATGAAATTAAATAACGAACTTCAAGAAATTATTAAAGAAAAGAAAGAAATTTTGACTAAATTTGTACATTATATAGAAAAGTACGAAAATGAAACAGGATATTATCCTTCTGTTAAATTTTTAAAAAATAATGTAATACCATTGTTTGATGTTAAATAAATCGTAATTTTATGAAACCAATTTTAGATGAAGAAAACAAAAGAGCTGCTCGGATAGCTTATAGATTAAATGAGTACCATGCTCTATTAGATACTATCTACGAGAACTTAGTTGACCGTGATTTTAAAATTGTGAGAAGAGAGACTCAGGTCTTGATAATGGAATTAAGATGTATATTAAAATCAACAGAAGAAGATGACTTTTGAAACAGAACAAGACTTAAAAAGAGAACACAAAGCAATAACAACATTCGTAAATACATTTGGAGGTTCCTTCAAAAAATTAGACCCACACGATGTTGACTACAAGATATTCGATAAAGAAGGAAAGCTAATAGCTTATGCTGAGGTGAAAGGCAGAATAAGAACTATGCACAATGCTTATCCTCTTCCGGTAGCAGCAAGAAAGATTGTTAAGTTAGTAGATAAGAGATTACCTCCGGTGATGATATGGTCTTGTGAAGACGGTATTATATACGGAAAAATTGATAAACTAATAGGAGAAGTTAAGTGGGGTGGTCGTGCCCCACGTAACGGCTCCGTTAATGATTTAGAACTTATGGTGTTCTATGAAAAACAAAAAGACTTAAAGTATATTAGATTTCTTTAAGACTTGATGTTCTTGTATAGCTATTTATAACATTACCTTCTTTATCGGTAACTGTTCTTGTGTATTTCTTTTTATAAGTACCATCAGAATTTTTAGACCTTTTACTTTTTGATTTTTTTGGAGCGGCTGAATAATTATTCTCTTCGTCTTTTATCTTTGTAAGTTCTTCATTAATAAGTTTGTCTAATTCTTTTTCTGACTTATGCTCTTTATACCATTCTGAATTAGGACCAAAATTTTTATTCCATAAATTTGGATTGTATTTTTCTAAGTCAGTTACATTTTCGTATTTTTTACCTGTATCAGGGTCAACAAGTAATTTATCTTTTTTGTAATTCTCAATAGTATTTAAGTCTTTTAAATATTTAGCATAATCTTTATCTATAGAATATTTAATTTCAGTAACTTTCTTTTCTGCAGCATTGATTAATTCTTGGTCAGTTGTTTTCTGAACAATCTCGTCAATTATATCAATCTTTTTCTTATTTTCATAATACTTTTTGTAATCTTTACCTTGCTGTATATCAGATGCGCTTTCAAGTCCTTTATAAATATCCTTCATTACAGACTTTCTAATTTCTTTGTAAAGAGGAACAAGCCCTAAGTTACCTAATACTTCTAAAGGTATTCTTACATTCTTTTCTTTTTCTTGTCTTTCTATAGCTTCAGCTTGTTGTTTTTCATCTTCAAATGCTTTTTTAAGAACAAGGTCGGCAGTTTTAATAGCAGGACCATAAGACCCGGTCATATTTTTAAACAAGTCATAAACACCGGTTTGTGTCCCTTTCTTCTCAGGAGCAATTACTGAATACTGTAATGCATCTTTGTATGGGTCGTAATCTCCTTCTCTTAAAAAGTCAAGGTAATTTTCATTAACTTGTTCTACCCCATAATTTATTGCTGTTTTTGTTGCATTTCCAAAGTCTCTTCCTAATAGCATAGAGCTAAAGGTAGATGCTAATGCTTGACCAACAGCTTTCTCCGGTGCTTTTTCTTCTTCATCATCTTCTTCATCAAATAACAATCCAATAAGACCACCTCCTAATGCTTTTATTAATAAACTATATACAGTCATACGGGTGACAGCAGCTCCTAATAATGCAGCACCTTGTCTTTTAGTTAAAGAACCATTACCCATAGCAGCCATTATACCTGTTCTTGCGGTAACAAATTCATAAACCATAAACTTAGTCATAAAACTGTTCATATTGTTAAATATTTTTGTTGTAATACTTTGATTTGGTTTACTTGTTCCTTTAAGTATTCCTGTAAAAGCATTACTACTCGCACCTGTTATAACAGACCTTTCATCAGCAATTGTTTTTGCTTTTTCAATAGCTTCTTTATTCTCATCCATGTAAGCCTCATCATTTGCTGCAATCTTTTTAAAGTCAACATCTTCTCCTGTTAATTTTTTAAAATTATAAGCAAATGAGCCAAACCATATAGGTCTCATAATAGCCTTATCAGGAGTTGCAATTTGAATATCTGCTAATAATTCAACAGAATTAACATATTTTTTACCTGATAAATTAAAAATTTGTTGTATTTTATTAGCAACAACATTTTTAGATTTACCACCTTTTATACCACTTATTTGATTTAATATACCTGAATCAATCATTCTACCTGATAATGTATCTGTAGGAAAAATTCTATTTATTTCTTTACTATTTACATTCTTCATTACTTCAGGTGCATCGGTAGATAGTATTAAACCTGTATTTTTAATACCTTCTGTAAATGCAGTCGGGTCACTAAGAAGTACAAATCCTACGTTAGAAAGAAACTCTGAAGCAAATCTACCTGTTCCGGCAAGAACAGCACGATAACCTTGTTTGCTTACATAATCAGCTACATCGTCAAAAAAAGATGTTGCAACATAATTATTAGTAATTAAGTTATCAATAGTCTCTTCAAAAGCGTTATTGATAGCATTAACTATTTGTCTTTTTTCTTTTGGTATCTTACCCTTTTCTTCCATATTAGCTATGGTTCTATTCATAGTCTTACGAGCAGTACGAATAGGCTCAGTTAAGTGATAATCCATAAGAACAAACTTAGCTCCTCTCTGAGCAGAAGTAAATATATCAAAGTTTAGAGGAGATACTTTACCGGTTCTCTCTATTAATGACTTAGCTTTCGTAGATGGTCTCATTGAATTATTATAGTCATTAGCAAAAGAGTCTCCTGATGCTAAATCATTTGGCTTATATTCATGAAGAACATTTAAGTGTACATAATTATTTAAAGGATTAATTTTTTGACCTCTAATTATAGCTCCTGTGTACTCTGCTTTTTCTTTTAATGATTCGTTTACTTCACGAACTGTTTTAATAGCTTCTTTTTCAGCAGTATTAAATGAATTAAATAATTTTTCATTATCTATATTTCCTTCTGAGTCAGTATATTTGTCATATATTTCTTGCAACATTTCAGCATCACGTTCTCCGAATTGAGACTTACCTGCTTCTATATGTTTTATAGTAGCTTTTAAATATTCTGCAGCAGGGTTTACTTGTTTATTATTAGGGTTTGAATCATGCTCTAATTGAATCATATAAGTCATCATTTTAAACTTCGACATTAATGTTTTATTAGCATTAAGTTTAAATGATTTTGCAACTTTTTCTTCTGCTTTTTCTAATAGAGACTGAACATTTTTTAACTCTGAAGTAAATTTAGCTTCAGCTTCAGCAGCTTTATTAAATAATGAATTAAATATGTCTTTTGTTTTAAAGTCACCTAATACTTGGTCTATATTAAACAAAGGATTTCTTCTTATCATCTCTAACATAGCATCTTTCTTTGTTAAAATAGATTTTGCTTTAGCATATAGTTTAGATAAAGGAAGAGGTTTTGATTTATTTACAGCAGTTTCTAACGTAACAGCATTATTTATAGAGTTTAACTTCTCAACTAATAATTGTGTGTAATGTGGTAAATACCCATTATTTATATTGTCAATTACTTTTAATAAGTTTTTTAATTCAACATTAGTTAATTCATTAATAGCCTTTCCTTTGATTAATGAATTTAATTCTTTTGCTAAATCACGTTCATCTTTAGTTGAAAGCTCAGTTCCATCTACTTTTGATTTTTGTATGATTTTAGTTAGCTCATCTTTTTCTTCTTGAATTTCTTCTTCAGTTAGTTTACTTTTTTCTACTTGAGGAAGTATATCTTTCTTGTATTTTTTCATTAGTTCAAGACCATCACTATCTATCTCTCCTTCTTCAAGCATCTTATCTAATGTAGCCAAGTAGTCTAACTTTTCGTCTTTAAATACTTTATTGTCATAGTTATTAAATCTATCAGCTAATTCATCAACCAATGACCTTTCATTATTTATTTCATCAAGTATTTCTTGTACATCTTTTATTGTTTGAGATTTTTCTTCAAGAGTAAGCACAGCTTGTTTCTTTCCAAACATATCTACCAAGCTTAAATATTTACCTAAATAAGCCTCAGGTATCATTGTTGGATTAATTGAAAATAATCTTTGTAAAGGAAGTATTAAACCATCTGCTATTCCTAACTTAGTAACAATGTTTTTCTTAGCTGTTTTTAAATTACTTTTAGCTGTATCAATTTTATCAGAGTAATCTGCATCATTAAAAACTTTTGTCATATAATCAACAAAGTTAGATACCGATGCATCATTAAGTACATTTACTTTACTAAATGCACGAAGTATGCTAGCAACTTGTTTTGCGTTAATAGTCCCTTTAGATGCAAGTTCTTTAATGTCTTTAGTCAATTGTTGACTTGCTAATTTAAAAGCCTTAACAGCTTCTCTAGCACCTTTAGCTGTATCTTTAATTTGCTTTACAAGAGCTGATTTCTCAGTCATAGTTATTTTAGCAATGTCTTTCAACTTACCAAATAATCTATTCACTGATGGTGCTGATTTCTCTTTTAAACCAAACTCCTTACGGGTAGCTCTAACTAAATTCTCTTTCTGAATATCATCTGCCTCAGCATACTCTTTTGATTCTTTAAGAGTTTTTATTGCATTGTCTGTTTCGATTCCTTTAGAAGTTTCATTAGCTCGTTGTAAACCTCTATTTGTTGTGGGGTTGGTTTCTCCATACTTTTGTTTTAAGTGATTCTTTATTATTTTAACTTGTTCATCAGATAATACTTTTCCTGCTAACGCATCTAATGCAGCCATGGATTTAGCATCATTTCTTAATCCCATATATACCTCATAAGCTTTCTCAGGAGAGAATATTATTTTAGCGGCATTATTTAATTTTCTTATTTTTTCTTTTGACCTTTTATATTTTTCAGGATTTGATTCTCTATCTAATATATACTCAATAGCATCATCAGGAGTTATCTCTGAACCAAATAGGTCTGATAATTCTGCAAGTCTTGTGTCTAAAGGTGTTGCTTTATCTGATAGATATTTTATAGCAAACCCTTTATTTCCTTTTCTTTGATTAGGGTCTCCATAGCTATCAAAATCACTCGGTCTAATTCTACCTAAATTTTCGTGTAAAAACATTAATTTATCTCCAAAACCCGGTGCTGATGTTTTATAAAGTTCTATCTCGGCATCTCTTTGTCTGTATGCCTCATCCATAGATTCTTTATCCAATTCAGATATTAAGCTTTCATCAATGTCTCCCTGCTTAACAGCTTCTTCATATCCTTTTAAATCTTCTTCAGACATTGGCTCAAAAGAATTGTCTTCTGTAAGAGATACCTCAGTAGGGGTAGTACTTGTTATTTCAATAGGATTTATTTCAGTGGGATTAGGAACTGTTATTACTTCATTAATAGGTACTTCCGAAATTACTTCTTCCGGTTTCTTAATAGCGATACTTTCTTCGGTAACTTCGACAGGTTGGACGTTTCCTTCGCCCATTCCTTGCAATTCCAATTCGGGTTGTTCTGTGCGTAGCACGCTTTCATTTGTTGTTGGCTCTTGAACGGCATTTTCTTTTGATTTTAAAATTGTTTCTTTTATCTTTTCATTTATTTCTGATATTCTTTGTTTTTCTAAAACAGATAATGCATCATCTTTATCATTTATTTTTTCAGATAAATTTTCTCTTTCTTTTAATAAGTTGGCTATCTCTACTTTTGACTTTTCATCAACATCAACATCTCTTAATTGACCTGTTATTTGTTTTGTTTTATCAAAAACATATAGAGATTGTTTCGCTTGGTCTTTAGTTATATTTCCCTTTTTAACATCACTATCTAAGTCCTTAACTAACAAGTCTCTTGATTTTTCTAAAGAAGCTATGCTTAATTGTTTTTCATTTATTTCAGAATCTTTTGACACATCAAAAACTTTACTAAAAGTTTCGTCAGTTCCTTCTAATATTGTGTTGATTTTTTTCTTATCATCAACTTCAACTATTTTATTTTTTATTCTATCTTTAGCGTTCTTTAAAGATATTGGAGCTGTAAACATAACTCCACTACCACCACCTAATATAAAGGCATCTGCGGCACCATCAAAAGCAGGTTTACCACTAATCATATTTTGAGTTATTTGAGTAGCAGATTCCTCTATTCCTTCTCCCAACAAACCTACAGGTACACCATATTTCTCAAGAGCACCTTTATACATTTGCACAAGACCATCTTTAAAAACTTGCTTCCCTACTTCTGCTCCTTCTTTTCTTATTATGTCTCTATACACAGCACCTATTTGACCTTCTCCTATAGAACTAAATACACTTTCAGCGGCAGCCATTCCTAGTGCCTTTATGTTATTTTCTATATCTGAATTATTAGGGTTTTCTTCTTGAATCTGCTCTAAGTTTTGGTCATAGAAAGCAGCCGTTGATGCGGTAGCTAATTCAGCAGTACTTAATGTAGCACCACCCGCCATCATAGCTATACTTGTTGGTGCTGACCTTGCAATACCGGTGCCTAATAATTCAAAAGCATCTTGGTAATTACCATCTTTTACATTTTCATATATAGAGGATGTTTTATATCTATCTTGATTAAAATTAGATATTTCTTTCTCTAATTTTTTTCCTTCTTCCTTGTAGTAATCTAAAACAGGATTTTTAATACCTACTTTATTTTTAAATTTATCTGCATTTGTAGAAATATCTAATCCTGTAGCATAAGCTATTGCATTTTGAGGAATGCTAAAAACATTATATATTGTTTCAGGTATAGATGTAATCATTTTGTTTACATCATTTATACCTGACATAATGCTTGTTCCTAAATTACTTAGATAACTCTCTTCTTCTTTTTTAGGAGTTGTTTTTTTAGTAGGCTGTTGCGTAGCCAATGAACCATCTCCCAAAGGTAATGCCGTAGTACCTTGTTGAGGAGTTGGAGTATTTGATACCCCAATATCTTTTTTTTTTACAGGTACGACTTGAGATTGTGGTGCTTGAGTTGCATTACCACTATATTTTTGTAAGAAAGAGTCTTTGTCTTTTGTATAAAAACCATCACGACTCATTACATCATAAACCTTTGTTTGATATGATTGGTCTTGACTCCATTTAGACTGAAACTCTTCAAAAGATTTTGTGTATTTTCCTTCTCTTACTAATACGTCGTATAGTTTTTGTAACTCTTCCATGTATAAATTTTATTTTATTAGTCTAATTCTCCTGCTCCTGCTTCTGCCGCAGTTCCGCCAACTCCAATTATATTTGCTTTAAGCAATTCTTCAGCATAAGCATCTTTATCTTTAACAGTTCCTATCTTCTTAGCAGTAGTATTAGCTTTCATCCATTTTTTTGCAGCAGCAAATGCATTTTTAGATTTTGTAACAGCATCTTTCTCTCCCGGCTTACCTATTTTAAACCAAGGTGATTTATCTCCATTTTTATTGGTTACTCTAATTTCATTATTCCAAGAAGCCAATGCTGATTCAATTTCAAATCCTGTACCTACTAATTGGTTATTCATATTCTCAGCAATTTTAGCATCATTAGGGAATTGAGTATATTTACCACTTGCATCTTTTGGTCCTAAGAATGTAGATTCAGGAACTACTTTATCAATATGACGTACAAATACTTGTAAAGGCTTCTCAGGTTCTTTTTTAACATCATATCCTTTCGCCTCAGTAGTTTCGTTTATTTTAGCCCCTTTAGGTAAGAATTGTTGTACATATTTCAATACTTGGTCTTCATTCAAGTCAGGTAGATTTCCTTTCATAACACCTACAAAAGATTTAGAGAAACCTAATGGGTCAGCAAGTGTTTTACCGTCTGCTTTGAATTTATAAGTTTGAACATTTCCACTTGCATCAGTAACAACATATCCTTCTTTTGTTTTATTGATAGGAGTTTTTGTTGTCGCTGTTAGATATTGAGTTCCTGCTCTTGATTTATTAGCATCTCCTGTTAATGAGAACACTAAATTCTGAGCTACGTTTTTGCTCAACTCTCTAATTCTTTCATCTTCTGCATTACCTTTTGCAACATACTCAGGAGCATATTGTGCCTGTAACTGACCTGTAGTAGATATTTTTCTTTCAGCATCCATTTTAGTTAAGATTTTGTTTTTAATAAAATCTTTTGCTTCATCGTATTGTGCCTTATAATTTTTACCCGTGTCATCCATAGTAGTCATTTGAGTTGTTGGGTCAATTGTTACTAAGATTTTTTTAGGGTCTTTATCTGCCTCTTCTCTATCAAATGTAAATGACTTATCATTATACTTACCTGTATCATCAGTTAATATTGATGTTACATTTAATTTATTGCTTAAATAACCCTCAGCTCTATAATTAATAGCATCACTAAAGTTTTGAGCTATTTCTCTATCAATAGGGTCTTTTAAATTTTTTATAAATTCATATCCTGTATATTCAGTTATTGACCCTGCTCTTGTAGTTGATGCAGAACGATATGCAGCATCTTTTATTTCACCAAGGTTTTTTACAAAGTCAGTTGTTTGGGCATCAACATCAAAATACGCAGGTTTTTGCTTTATTTTACCGGTCCATACAGCTGTAGTTGCGGCTGTATTTTTATTTAAAACTCTAACTAATTTACCATCAATAACTTTATTTTCCATTAAACCAACACTAACAGAGCCGTCTTCAGGATTGATAAAAGCTTTCGAGTTATTAAAATTGGCAGCACCCTCAACAGAGCTTTGATTAAAAATAGTTAATCCACTTTGTAATGTTTTATCATTAATACCTTGCATTGTGGTTTCAAACTCTTGTTGGTATAATTTTTGTAAATTAAACAATCGTTTAGTTCCATCCATTTGGTTTTGCATTCTCAAAGTATATTCTTTTTCAGATATTAATCCTCTTTCAAATAGGTTTTTATCAGACATTTTTTGATTAATCATGTCTTGAGCATAATTACTAATAAAGTCATTGGCATTTTGGTCTTTACCTTGAGGTGCATCCATTAAATTATTAATAGACTCACGTGAAGCTTGTTTGTAAGCCTCTTTCTTTTCTTCACGGGTATTGTACCAATTCTGAAGTTCGCCAACAGCTTGTTGACCTATTTCAGCGTAATTTATTTGTGAGTCAGCATCACGAGCTACATATTTATAGTATTCTGCCATAATTTATTTTATTATTATTAAAAACCACCTACACCACTAAAATCATACGTTTTTTTACCATATAATGGTTCAGGTTTAGTGTATCCAAATGGAGTTTGATTTTGATTTTGATAAGGATTAGATTGAGCAGGTGTTGCGTAATTAGCCATAGGAGCGTAGTTTGTTCCTCCCGGACCATAAGAAGTAGCAGTACCCGATAAAGGGTTTGTAGGTGCAGGTCCTGCAACAGGCGATGCTCCCGGAGCTTTATTTGATTTAGGATATAAGTTTATCATATTTAAAGCTTGTGTTCCTAATCCAATAGCACCTTGGATACCTTGTTCTTGATACGCAGTAGCTGCTTCTTCAGCATTTGCTGCTGCCATTTGAGCTCCCTCAACTTGCCCCAAATCTAACTGAGCACCTAAATCTCTTAAACGGCTAGCTTCTGCTAATTGTTTATTTTCAATGTCAGTCATCTCTTTACCCATTTCAGTTCTTATACCTGCTTGAGCTTCATTCTGAGCCATTTGAACTTTACCTGCTGTAGCAGCTGCTCCTCTATCTGACTCTTGACCTGCTTGAATAGCTTGTGCACCCTGAGAAAGCATAGCCTCTCTTTGGAGCTCATAAGGTTCTTTTTTTACAGCCTGTTGGTCATAAAAATTAATTTCAAGTTTCTTACGTGCCTCTGCCATTGCTTGCGCTGCTTTAGCTTCTGCTTGTTGTTGTTTTGCGCGCTGTTCTCCGGCTTGAGTAAAAGACATTACCGTTGAAACTCCTTGAAGGGCTAATCCTCCAATTGCTACTGCTGATGCTGCTGCCATATTATAATATTTTTATCATTTCACTTGTATATCCATCTCCTTTAGACCAACCAAGGTCTATATAGGTTTTGATTAAACTTTGGTTTTTAATTAAAGCATAACCATATTTGCTTCCTGCTTGTTTACAAACATTTGCAAGAGACTCTATTAATAATTTTATTGCCCCTCTTCTTTTATCTTTTATTCTATATTCTTTGTTAGAAACAATCCAATCTACCCAAGCCACTTTTGAGTTTGTCATGTATATGAAGCCTGCACAAATTGGCGTATCTCCATCGTAAACTATCATTCCTCCTTTACCATCATCAGGTAAAAAATCTTTTGCAGGAGCCTCCCAATTCCATTGTTTCCACCACTCTACAAGAGTTTCTTGGTAATCATTTTCATTTAGAGGTCTAATATTTAACTCCATATTGATACAAAGATATTAAAATTAAGGGAAACTTTTCATAACATTTGCTTCCGCTGCAAATAATTCTATTTTACTGCTAGAATCATTTGTGAGTGTAAAGGTACAATAATGTCCTAAAACTCCATGCGATTCTGCTACAGAATTTTTAATATATAAGAAATAAGGATTTTGAGTAGTAATAGGAACTGTTGTAGCTCCCGGTACTACGGTAGTAATTGTTAATTGGTTTAGATTGTTTGGATAGTCAACACTAATAGCCGTTACCTTTCCTGCAAGTAATGGTGTATTAGATGGTGGGTCAAAGAAATACAATAAATCTCCAATACTAATAATACCACCTAATGATATTAATGGATTAATTGAGAACTTAATAGTAGTACCACCTGTAACTTGAAAGCTTCTACCAATACCATTTAAACTTCTTAAAGCCAATTCACCTATTGCGTTGTTTCTAATAAATGCAAAATAAGATTGTTCTTTTTTCTCAAACCAACTTTGTTCAATAAATCCTGAAACCTGTATGTCAGTTTCAAGTGCAACAGCCCATGGAGCATCACCTTCTAAGTTAATGGTTTTAAATAACTTATTCTCAAGAGCAGCATTATTAAACACACTCTGAATAGAACTTTGTGTAAATATACCATAGAACGTATTTCTATTGTCATTCACATTGTGTTTATAAATATTTCCACCTTTAAAGGTGTAAAAATAATTGTTCATTCCAATCATCCAATCAGGATAATAAGAATAAAAAGAAACCCAACCGGCTACTCCTTCGCTGTATGATAAGGTATAATTCATGGTGTACAACTTACATTTGATGTTACTATTCCGTCTGTGACTCCTAAAACTCTAGTACCGTATAAATAGAAACCATCTGCTAATGGGTATTGACCATTTTCGTCTGAAAAAACATAATCAGTTACATCTATATCGCTTGATGCATTTACATCTTTCCAATAATATACTTCCTCTGTAGCTGTAGAGCAAGTTATTTCAGTATCATCATCATATTTAATAGAACCATTAAAACTTGGTAATGGTTCAGGACAAGAAATTCCAATAAAATTCCCTGATAAAGTACAAGGTCCTATAGATTCAATATTTAAAATATTAGGAGCTGATGAAGGTTTTGGTATAACCATTATACAAAATCCTTGATTAAAAGTGTCTAAGGAAATATCTCCCGGACCAATAGTTATAGATTGAGTATTCCCCGTAGGTATATAATTATATGTTCCCGTATCGTAACTATATTCATTTAAAGATATAGTGCCTCCTGATGGATACCAAGACACATCACAGGTTCCTGTTTGAGTTGAGTCTCCCATAATTGTAAAGTTACCATAACTTGAACTCTGATGCAATCCATTTACAGGTGAACTTAGTTTATTGTAAACAACTCCGTCATAAACAACTCTAATTCCACTTGGAACATCAGGAGCTTGAAAAGTAATTATAATAGCACCCGTAGTAGAACCTACATTTACACTTGCCAAGAAAATTCCTTCACCTCCTGCGCTTGGTTCTTGATCTCCACACACTAATGTGCAGTCAACACAAGTTTCAATTTCTAATAATATACCGCTTGATTGTTGTCTTACAACACTTCCAAACTTATACACTCCGTCAGGAGCTATAAAAGCTAAATTTACGTCTAAATATACAGACGTAGCCACATCAAATGTAGCTGCATCTATATAGTATGTTGAATTTATTGCCATATTTTTTTAATTAAATTATGTTTCACACCCACAAGATATATAAATTACTCCAATTTTTTCTACATTAGTAAATGGAAGTCCTATTGAGCAATATGAAACATCTATAGCTTCTGAGGCAAGTGTATTTGAAGTTAAAATTCCATTTTCATTATAATAAAATACTTGAACGTCATCAGACCCCGGAGGATTAGTAACTGAATAAGAATTGTAAGGGGTTGGACAGCTTGTGTTACAAACGCAACATACATCAAAAGAACTTACTCCAAAGCACAAAGATACTTCAACTGCACAAGGTGCGCAAGTTTGTTGAGGTAATAATACGCCATCAATTGTTAATTCTCTTACTATTCCTCCTAATGAATAGAATCCATCTTCCGCAAATGTAGTTAATGTATCGTCAGCCCAAACTGATGTTGCTACATTAAATGCTCCATCTAAATAATATATATCAGTAACACAATCACAACAAGAATCAATTCTTGTTTTTGCAAAACACAGTTCAGTTTCAATAGCACTTCTGAAATCCCATATTAGATATAGATAATTACCATCTATACTTGCAGGAACTGTGAAGTCTCCGCTATACACAGGAGCACTTCCTGTAATAGGAGTTATTGTAGTTGATGACAATAAAAGAGACTGAATATCTATGTTATTATTACCATACAATGTATTACTTCTTAAATACCTAAACTTATTATATGTGGTATCAAATACAAAATCATCAGGGACAATAGCATTTGATATAAGGCTCATTACGCTAGATTCAGGAGGGAATCCTCCTTGTCCTGCAAATCCTGTAGTGATATTATATCTTGACACAACAGGTGATGTAGTATCAATTATAAATGGTACTAAATTAGATAAAAGAGGTCCTACAAATGATAAATTAGTATATCTATATTGAGTATGAATAGTCTTACCTGCCTCTGAATTATTAGTTAAAACTACCTCAACTATATTTAATTCTTCAGCTTCAGTACATTCTGCAGTTACAGAAACAGTCATATCTCCTGTATAGGTAAGGGTTATTTGTGCTGTTTGTATTAATATGTTATCTTTATTAAATGTAATTTGCCCATCTGTATCTACAGGACCTGAAGTTACTGTAACACCATTGTACAAAACACTTACCTCAAGTGTTTTTCCTGACTCAATGTTTGCAAATTCCCATCTTATATTGGTATTACCTACAGTAGGACCTAAGTCAACACAATATATTTGCGTTTTAGACACTTCAACTCCTACAGACAAAGTAAATGTTTGAGATATTCCGCAATCCAAACATTGAGGATTTATAGGAAGTTGTTGGTCGTTCATAGACAATACATACTCATTCATATAAGGGTCAAAGCCTCCAAGTTTTTGGTAATTAAATGACGAATTAAACTCATCTCTAAACCAAGTTCTCATGTTTTGGTCAGATGTTACTATTAATTGTTCATTTTGGTCTTCACCACCTTTTAATTGAATAACAGAACCACGTTTTGCGTCAGTAAAAAATCTATCGTAACCCCATTGAACATAGCTCTCAGGATTAAAACTAATACCATACTTTTCAGTACGTGCTATTTGCGTTCCTAAGACCTCAGGTGTAGCTGTAATTATACCTCCGGCACTTGCATCTGATAATAAATTTTTCTCTGCTAAAACGTAAGATATTTTATCTTCTTGTAAACAAAGAATATCTGTATTTCTACCATCTAAATATTGTATTTCTCCAAACGAACCTTCACAATGTTTAAAGTTTAATAAACCTGAATTAAACTCATTTAATTTATTAATATTACTCTCTCCATTATAAATACCACTATAAGTAATATCTGAAAATCTATCAGCCATTTTATAATCTTGAGCAGCAACTGTAGTTACTCTCTCTCCAAAGTTGAATGATTTTCCAATAAGTGAATCACGTATTTTATAACTTTCTGCTCCGTTTCCAAAAGTAAAACAATTATAAAAACCGGTGTCAATTATAGCGGGTAATGATGATGTTTGGTTTTGAATATTACCATCATGATAACCATTTGAATCAATAGCAAATGATAAATTATTTTCAAAAAATACATCAGGTAAAGCATCAGACGGTTCTGTTTCCCATATAATAGTATTTATTGCTCTAAATACAGTTAACGATACAGAAACTTCAGAAAATATAAAAAGTTTACCCGAAACCCCTCTTACATTTAACACAAGTCTATTAGTAGTAAGGTTTCTATCAAATTGCATATACATTGTATATCTTTCACAAGAAGAAGGAGTTCCAAACCCCGGTATATATTGAATGCTACTTCCTGAACATCCATATACATTAGGATTTGACAATGTTGAAGAGATATTGTCTCCAACAAACCAATCATACATATTGTCATAGTTTCTTGAAGATACAAATTCATTAACCCAAGAAGCGCTAAAACACCCAATACTACCTACCTCAGGTCGATATCCGCTTACAGAAATTTTTATTCTACTCCCTGCAGGAACAGTATAATCTTCATAAATCCAACTAGGGTGTGCAGGGTCAAATCCTGCTGCACGTCCAATATTCATAGGATAATCAATAGTAACACATTGGTCAGCAAATGCTCTTTCATAACGATTTCCCGGATTAATAGTAGCATCAGGGTCAACAACAACATTAAATGAATTTGGATTTATTTTAATATATAAACCCGCTAACACAGGTACATTTTCTTTAGGAACAATAAAATTAGAAGATTGTGATTTTTTATCAAGAACAGTTGCATAAGCGCAATTTGTAGTAGGACCTGATGTGTCTGCTTTTACAATTAACCTGTCTCCAATCTCAACTTTTTTAGTATTTTCTCCCTCAATTAAAAAATATACTTCATTAGTATTTTTATCTGTAAAAAATATATTTGAATATATTGTTTCGTAATTCTCTGCATCAGGTTTAATTACAAACTTATATCTTGTAGCCCAATAAGGTGCTATTTGAGTAGGAGGTATAGTAACTTGAATTGTATTTTTACTTGCAGAAGCATCACAAGGTACAAATACTGTATTAGTTTGACTTACTAATGCTGTAGTTGAACGATTAAATTCATCCATATACACTATACCTATTTCATACCCTCTATTACTATGTAAACTTGAAGGGTTTCCTATTTCTTGAAAAGTAGCTAATGCGTATGTAAAATCATAATATTCATAAACTCTTTGAGTAGGAGTTGTTAAAGAATTAACATATTCCATTGCAGGAATTTGTAATCCAATTATATTACTTGCGGGAGTTGAAATTATTTTTATTGGTTGTAGTATAGAATTTATACCACTTCCATATTTTAAAAGAGAACCTAAATTGGCAGGAAGAAAACAATTAAAAGAATCTGTTAAAGTAGTTCCATCACAAGATGTTTGAACACCCGGTGTTGAACTATAAACAGGTTTTATATTAGCTGCTGTTCCTATAGCTAAAGTAAATTCAGGGCTTGTAGCTAATGCATATACTGATGAATAATTTGTTGATAAATTAAATACAAATTCTAAAACTACAAAATCAGTTGTTTCTGTTGGAAAAGGAAGAGAGCCTGTAAAAGTAGAATGAGTTAATGATAAATTTATAGTTATAGACGAACCTGCTACCAAATTTATTCCTGTTAAATCAAAAGTTACAATAGAATCAGTAATAGTTTGACCTAATGCCGATGGGTCTATATTATAAATACCATTATCCGTAGAATCAGGGATAGAAGTTTGACCTATAGCTTCAGACGTTAAAGATGTTGTGTATTCAATTTTAACAGGTACTTCTTTTTCGTCAATTAAATCATATCCCTCTACATAATTTCCATACATTAACCTATTACCCATAATAGTTTGAGCTTTAGCAAAACGAGGAACATTATCATAAAGTCTTAAAATCTCAGCCTCATTTAATACTGTAAATATCTTACTATTATTAAAAGAATATTGTAAAACTTGATTATCTACACCACCTAAATCTGCTGCTTTATCAAGTTGTTCAATAATTTTAATTATATTTTTATTTGATTCTTTAAATAATAAATCGACACCAACAACAAGTGGTCCTCCTGAATTATACTCAATTATTGAAGTATTGCAAGAATTAACCATACCTTCATTTAACATACTATTTATACTAAACTCAAAAGGCTGAGGTATAAAAGCAGGTTCTGACCATTGAGAAGTAGCCGAGTATTCTCCATCAACATATTTATATCTATATGCAAAACATATAAATCTTGTTTCTAAAAAATTCTCTTGTCCACTTGTTTTAATTGGAATTATAGTTGGAGACTCAATAGGTGGTTTTTTTATAACAAGTAAAGCCTCTGCTGAAACTTGGTCAATATCGCTAATAGGATTTGGATACCTATTTCTAACAGGTCTTATATTTATAAATCTTGGAGGATTATAATCGTCTGTAAAAAATATTAAATTATCAATAAGACTTACTCCTGTTATAAGATAAGTTGAGTTAAAGTTTAATGTAGTATCTATACCTCCGCCATCATCTATACTGATGACGTGATACGTTAGTACATCCCTTAATACATTATAAGATACAATTAAATCAAGTTTTCCCGTAGCTCCAACGGTAAATGTTGGATCATGTACAAACCAATAGATTGTTTCATTAGCACTATCTTCAATAGCACCAATACATCTTGCATTTGCACTTAAAGATGTTCCATCAACAATATAAGCTAATTTAGTCAATGGTAAATTGCCTTTTGTATTAGTAATAACTCCTACTTCTGATTTTTCAGTAGAACCCATTCTAATATTCATAGCATCAACATACTCACTTTCAGGAAGAAGTCTTTGGTCAACGACCTTATTCATTCTACCTGCTAAAAAATTTCTTGTGAAATTGCCCATATTATTTTATTATCTTATCCATACCTCTTAAATTCATTAAGAGTCTTCCCGGATGAATATTACTTATTCTAATTTTTGCATTTCTTAATAATGCAGTTCTATCTTTTTTAGCTCTTGCTACTATATATTCTTGTACCCCAAATTTAGAGTTTAATATCTCATATTTAATAGCTGCATAAATATATTGTTCAAACAATTTATTAACAGTAATCAATGAATTATCTCCACCTTCCATACCATCGGATACATACTCAAGAATACATAATTCACCCGCCATACTTGAGTCAAAATTTATAACTCCTGCTTTCTTATCTATTTTAAAAGTAGGATTAAAATTAGCTGTCTCAGTATTTAATCCAAATGCTGTATTAACACCATAATCAAAATACCACATTCCTTCATAATACCAACCTAATTGTCCATGAAATTGGTTTCCTTGATTTAAGTAAATACTTTTTTTACCTTTTGTAAGTCTATCAAAATCAATGTCTGAATATTGTGGTCTTAAAATATTACCATTTTGGTCAAATAAAATATTACCTTGTTGGTCCTGTAAATAAGCATTAGCAGAAAGTATTTGAATGTTCTCAGTTAATGGTCTTAACCAACCATCTTTATATAATGAAATACGAACCCAATTAACATAATCAGATGGAAGTACATATCTTAACGAATCAGCTACACTTAACTCTAATACTTTAATTTCTTTAAACGCATCATAATTAAGTTCTTGTATAGCTCTTTTTGCATGAAATATAACTTTATATCTTTCCTCATTATTTACTAATGAATGGTTTCCTGAGTACATTAATAAAAAATTATTAACCACATCATCTAAGCTAACATATTGATAAGAACCCCAATTTGCATCTTGAGGTGTACTACCATTATTGTCATAATATTCATATTGAGATAAATACGCCATTTCTTTTTATTTATATTATTATTGTTGCATACTAAATGTAGGCTGTTCGTGTTGTTGTTGAGCCATACCAAATTGAGTAACTTCCGCTTCACGAATTGATATACCACAATACTCAAGAATTTTTGTTACTAATTTATAACCATCTTCAGTTGGTAACTCAAAATCTTGGTAGTCAGGTTGAGATTGGTCAAATGCCGGTTCTCCGCTAATTAATGTAATATAAGTCCACTTAGGTGTTTTAGGGTATCTAAAATAAACCGCTTGAACTTGACCTTTACTGTTTATAGTAGAAGGATATATCTTAATGGTTTCTCCCTCTAATGTATATGAAGGATAAAACTCAGTAGGTTTTGTAAGTGGTGAAGCATTTAACATTGTTATTTTGCCAACACTAACTTTATCAGCTTCTTTTAATGTAGCTGCTTTTAATATTGAATAATTACTAGGTGTAGTTGTAAATATATTTGCTGTTAATGCTAAATTAGTATTTGTTGATGAAGTTAATGATAATATATTAGCACTAACACCGGTTGTTGTATTTACAACAATATCTCCTACAGATAAACCATCAGATAAAAATGTTGCTGTTGAATCCACTAAAAATGACGATACTACCGATGTGTTTGTTCCGCTCTTAAGTTTATTTGGATAACATAATAGTTTAAGAATATAATATGAATAATTACCAACAGTTACAGGAGTGGGTACTGAAAAATTATTTAACCCTAAATTAGCTAAGTAATCTGTTTGTAAAAAAGTCTCTAATGTCTCAGCAATAGGACTTTCAATATCGGCATAGTCAGTCCCTGAGGCACGTGCATTCTCAGCATTTATAGTTTTATTATAACTGCTATAGTACTCTTCATAAATTTCCATTTGTGCATTAGCTGCAAATAAATTGAAATCTGATGGAGAGATATATCCGTAATTATTCTTGTTAAGTATGGATAATACTGCGTTTCTAACTTCGTTTATCATTTTTAATCTTTTTACAAATATAGTAAAAAAAAAGCACAGAAATAAATCTGTGCTAATTTTCGACCGGGGATACCCCAATCCCAAAAAAAATATTATTGAGGTAAGTTTGCCTCTAACATTTTAAGTGCATCTATACCATCATCACTTGATAGGAAGTGACCTACCATATCGTAAGGGTCTTCACCAAATGGTACTGATAACATTTTCTTTTTATTAGTTGGTGTACTAAACCAAACCTCTTTATCGTTATTGCGTAATGCTAATAATTTTTCTTCAAAGAATAAACGAACTTTAGCTTGGAATTGTAGCTCAGGGTCATTCAATGTAGTCAAGAACCCTTTTGGGTCATTTTTAGCAAATACTAATATATCTCGTTTTAATTCTGCTGTTGAAATTGTAGAAGGGTCTTTACCAAACATAACTCTTGTAAGAGTTTCAATTTGCTCAAGTGAAAGTTTTCTTGCTTCAACTAAAGCATCAATTTCAAGGTCTAAATCTTCTACCTCGTGAACAGCATCTTTTTCTTCATCTACCTCTACAAATATTCTACCATTTAAAGGGTGATAATGTAAGAAAGCTTGTAATGAAGGATTAGTTCTTGGAACACTTAAGAAACCATCTTCAAAAATGATTGGTTCAATAATTGCATTTCCATCTTGTTCATCTTCGAAAGGAGACTTTTGATTTACCGCATATCTAAGAGCACGGTTTTCATTCTTTTTTTCATCATACCACATTAATGGGAATCGTGGGTGATTTCTTGCCGCTAGGCTATAGGAAAGTGGATTTCCTATTGTTAATTTATAGATTTTATCTATTGAAGGTGTTGTTGCCATTTTATAATAATTTAATTTAATTTAATTCTTTTTAACTAAAAAAATATACAGAGGGACATTGATGTCCCTCTGTAGTATTTAAAACTATATATTAACCGTAACGGAATAATACAAAGTTATTTGCACCTAAAGTACATACACATCTTTCAGATAGGAAGTTAACCTCCATTGCATCTAAGTCAGAATTTTGAGCACCTCCGGCAGAACCTGTAATCCAAGTTTTGTAACGTCTGTCCTCAGCTTCAGAAGCACGGTATCTTACGTGTAAGAATGGTCTCTTAGCGTTTTTACCTAAGATTTGGTCATATACAGAAGTAGAACCTGCAGGTACCATAAGTCCTGTGATTGTACCTGTTGCAGTAGCTGCAGTAGTATTTAAACCACCTCTCATTGTAGGGTCGTTTAGGTATTTCCAATCAGATTTGTAGAAATCATAACCTCTACGGAATCCTGTGAATCCTAAGTTTAATGCCATATCAACATCATTGTCGAATAAACCGAAAGATGCAGACTGAGCAACACCACCTGAAGTATAACCATTCAATGTAGCTAACATATTGTCGATGTCAAAAGACAATCCACGATTAACAAACACTACGTTTTCTTCGATAGCTCCTTGTTTGTCTAAACGAGAAACGATAGAATCCCAATCAGATAAAGTAGTTGGTGTACCACCACCCCAAACATTTCCTCTTGAGTTAACAACGTAGAAAATACCTTGAGAACCAATTAAACCTGTAGAAGTAGCATTAGTAGTGTTAGCCATAGGAACAGCTTCAATCATAGCAGTTTCTAAGTAATCTTCGAAACGTAAACGAGTTTCGTGCTCTGATTTCAAATACCACAAGTAACCTGTAGCACCATTTTCAGTAGTAACTTCAACCCATCCGATTTGAGCCATATCAGAACCATTAACCGAATATTTATCTTTAATGATAATTGGGTTATTGCTGAAGATGTCATCTTCTGCCTCTAATGAACCAACCATTCCGTTAGTTCCTTTTCTAAACTCAGAACCATAAATAAATACAGTACAAGCAGTAGATACAGCGAAAGCTTGTCCTCCTGATTCATAGAAAGCTACTGTAAAAGTAGTTGCTGATGGAACAGCAGTAACAACTGCTTTGTTGTAAACTCCTGAAGAGTTGTTTTGAATCATAACAGTTTGTCCAACTCTAATTGCGATGTAAGTAACACCTGAATCAGCTACAGTGAAAGTAGCAGTGTTTGAAGCTGCTGCAGCTCCTGAAGTTACATTGGTATACTTAATGTGAAGACGACCTTGTTCTGCCCATTTAATTTGGTCAGAGTTAGAAGGCATCTCAGCACCTACCATTCTCAAGAATGATGCGATGGTTCTATTACCATATCTTTCAAATTCTTTCTCATAGGTATCAGGAAGATACTGATTCAAGAAGTTAAAGTTGGTAATGTAGTTTGTTGATAACGCTACTTGCTCCGCTGACGGTTGTAATGCATAAGTAGGCGTTGATAATAAAGCACTTGCCATTTTAATTAATTTTTAAATTTATAATCTTTTTATACTACGGATTTTAAGACTTCTACCGGAATCAGGATTAACCGCTTTTACCTGCATTCCATCCGTTGACTTAGCTACTTCAGGTGCTCTATTAGTTGACATTTGAATGTTCTTAATGTTTTTCATAGTACCTTCTGTTGCATCAGCTTGACCTTGCTCATAAAAGAACTTGGCAAACTTCTCAGGATTCATAGCGACTGCTAATGATTTATGATAACCTGCTGCATCTTTAATTAACCCTTGCTCATCTAAAAACTTATTAATAAAGTTAGCAGGTGTGGCTTGAGCCTTTTTAAGTTCAGAAGCTTCTCCGGGATTGAAAGTGATTTTTTTATCATTAACATTAAATTCAAAACCTTTGAACTCTCCGTTAAATACTTCATCAGATTTTTGGTTAAACCAATTTCTTTTTCTTTCATTCTCCTCTTCAATAGTCTTCGCTTGTTGGGTATATTGCTTATAGTTTTCATAAATTTCTTTTTCCTCATCAGAAATTAGTGGAGCACTTGACTCAAGTGGCACTTTATATTTTTCTTTTTGAGAATTAAAAAACTTCTTTGCCTCAGCAACAGCCTTTTTCTTTGCGATTTTAACTCTTTTAATATGTGATTCATCGTCAACATCTTCATCGTAACGATAATCATCCATTAAAGAATCAATATCATCAGCATCAAGTCCTTCTTGAGTTACTGATAAATAATTTTTAAGTAAACTTTCAGGTTCCATTGTATCGTAATCTTTCTTAAGATTTAAGAAATCTTCAAATCCCCTTCCTGTTTCCTTTTTGTATTTCATATAAGCAGCTACATCTTCAGGTAAAGCCTCAGCTTCTTGTCTTTCAGATGCCAATTCATCTAGTGAATTTATTTGCTTATTGTATCTTTTTCCAATATAAGAAAGAACTTGTTCTTCGTTTAATTCAGGTTCTTGTTGTTGTACAATATTTTGTACATTGTCCTGTACAATATTTTGTGCATTATCTTGAACTTCTTGAAATTGTTCTTCGTGCTTATCAAGTAATTCTTGTTCTACTTGAGCGGTTCCTTTTTCTTCAGAGCCATCTAATAATCTAACTTTCATTTCCATTTTAATTTGATTTTATTTGATTTAATTTTTTACAAATGTAAACATTTTTGTTTATATTTTATCGAGGCTCAAACTCTGACAGGTCAAACCCGTCTAAACTGTCCTCGTTGGATTCAAAATTCAAAGGAGGAAGATTATTTTTTCTTTGGTCTATTAGTTTTGATTGCTCTGTATTTTGTTGGCTAATACGTTTAGCCTTAGCATCTTCTCTTTCTTGTTCACGCTTACTTAGTGTTTGCATTTCTAAGCCATTAAGATGTTGGTTGTATTGAAACTCCTCAGCCATTAAGTGAGATTTTAACTCAGCTTGAACCTGCATTGTTTTAATATTATATTCAGTCTCCATTTGTTTTAACTGCATCTTAGTCTGCAATTCAGTCTGCATTTTTTGAATAGCCAACTGACCTGCCATCTCCTGAGATTTTAATTGCTGTTGAGCAATCATTGCTTGTTGCTGCATCTTCATTTGCTCCTCACGGTCTTGTTTCTTAATTCGCTTCATCTTCAACAATTGATTCGCAAGTTTAAGATTTCTAATCTCACGAATATCAATTGCATCTTCAAGGTTAATATCTCCTTTAGATAGAGCCATTTGAATATTAGCTTCAAGTTGTGCTTTTTGTTCTTCATCAGGTGCAATCTCGATAAAGATACCAAAGTCATAAATATAAAGGTCTGAAATATCTCCTAAAATAGATACATTGTATCTACCAATTTGGTTTATAAACTCGTCTTTAAAATCGGAGTATTCTAATATGTCTCCAATTCTATAAGTTAATGCTTCTGCCATTGAGCGATAAATATACAAACCACCATCAAGAATATGACGAGTAGCAGTATTTGAATTTAAAGCTGCTAATTTTTGTAAACCAACTAATGAATTAGGGTCAGGAGTAGAACCATCTCTTGCTTCATTTAAACCGGTTACAGTTCTAATCATATCCATATAATGATTATAATTAGCGATAAGCATTTGTGTTTTTCCTACACCTGTGTTAGAACTTAATTGTGTAATTGGAACTTTAGCATTATTGAAATCTCCATCTTGAGTAAAACTTCTACCAATAACAGAACCTGTTTGGAAATACAATCTCAAAGCATCTTCAGGATTGTAAGCCGCTCCATTACCTAGGTCAACTTCATTAAGACCATCAGCATCAATAAATACACCATCAGGTACAACACGATTAATTACTTGTTGTAATTTTAAATGCGTAATTTGAATAAGGTCAGCAAATGGTATCATTCTGCGAACTAAAGACTCAATAGCTCCTTTATACATACGTGGTGCTGAGGCAATATAGTTTGGCAATGCGTGTTGTGATGCTGATTTTGGTCTAACCATATTCTCAGACAATCTCCATTGTAAAAGAATATTAGTACCCATAACCATAATACCTTCATACCATACATCAATAGTTTTCTCTATTTTCTCAAAGTTTCCTTCTTCCATCATCTCTGTTGGAGGATTGAAAGTATCATCTTTTTGTATTACACGAGAACCACCATTATCAAGTATTTTCTTTTTATATACAATCTTTTTAGTAGTCTTATAGTTAAAGTACATTAATGTACAAGTATCACGAGAGAATACGCTATTCTCATAAAACTGAGCTACATTAAAATAATCGTACCAACTTTGGCTATATTGAGTTATTTCTTGTAAATCTTCTTTAGTTAAACTTTGGTCAATTTTCATCAACTCACTAATAGGAAGAGTTTTAATTTCACCCCAATAAAAACAATCTTTAAAGTAAGGGTCTTCAGTATAACTATACACTACATTAGCAGGGTCAACATAAGATATTTTAACACCTGTTCCTTGTAAAAACTCATGTTTTGCTATAGATATACCAAGTACAGTAGCGTCATAATCAAGTCTTTTTCTAATATCTTCGTAATGATTTTCGTCAAATATAGTATTGATTGCCTCTTCTTCAGCTATCTCAATTGCAGGTTTGTAGTTAAGCTGCATGTATAAGTTTAATTCTTCGTCTGTCTCAGGAAGCTTATCAGGGTCCATTGTAAAAGCATTATATCCTGTTTCTTCTTTTATAGTTTTTAACACAGGTTTTGCAATCATTTGCCCTTCAATCATATTTTGGTATTTGCTTCTTTTAGATTGAGACATAGCATCTTGAGAATATGCTTTTACTTTAAACAATCTATCAGACATACCATTTACAACTATATCAACAAATTTAGGAATTATTGGAACCGGAGTCCAATCTAAGTTTAAATACGATAAATCGCCATCAATAGCTAATTCATTCTTATATTTACCAACTGATTGTTCTCCTCTTGCGTATAGCCTAAGTCTATGAAATTCTCTCCATTGACCATAATATCTACAATTATTTCCATCCTTTCTAAACCATTCATATTGAATAGCTTGTCCAACTTGTAGTCCAAATTGCTCGGATGCTTTTTCCGCATCAGTAGCTAACTGACTTGGAAAGGCTGACGATGTAATATCTATTGTTACGTTTTTCATCTAATTAATTCACTTGTTGTTCCATCATTCGAATACCTTGCGAAGTTAACAATAATTTTTGAATCTTTTTTCTCCGGCATATATAAATGCTTCTGATTAGCCATAATAGCTAATCCTGAGCTAATAGATGCATCGAATTTAGTTCTATCGTTAATATCAAATTTAGCCCAATCTTCCAAAGTTCGTGTAAAAGGCATTGTGCCCATACTATCACTCTCTCTGTACGTTGACGTAAAATCAATCCCTACATATTTTTCAATGTAAGACTCGATTGCAGAAGCGTGTGCTTGTTTCACATCTTCTGAAGAGTTTGGTATTCCTCCAAGCTCTCTTTCAGTTTTTGTTAATTTATTATATTGTTTATCAGGTCTATTTAAACAGTACCCTCTATATCCTCTATTTTTAAAATGGTATAATAACCTTGGCTTATTATTCTCTATTAATATTGGCATACCATAAAAAACACAAGCCATTAATACTTCTTCAAAAAATATCTCAGCCGTTTGCGGTCTTGCTATGTATTCTAAAAAAAATTCATTACTTGGGGCTTCATCCATATTAAACTTAGTAAGCCCATGCAAAGAACCATTAGAACCTCTTCCTCCAACTACTGCTGATATATCATAGGAGTCACACCCAAAAGAACCTATATGTTCATTTCCGGGTTGTCTCATTCCGTTTCTAAAATAATGATTATTTTGTAAATGTTTTGCAGGTGTCCAACTAACCGAGAACCTACCTCTTGTATCGGGAGTAAATATAACCTCAGTATCTTTCATACCGTCTCTCCAATGAAATGAACCACGGGTAACAAAATGTTCTTTTATAAGGCTGTCATTGTAATCAATCTGTTGGTATATTTTTGTAAGATTAAACAAAGATTGTTTACTTTCATCTCTAAATGCGTGTGATTCCGTTCTTGGAAACTGACGATAAAATTCATTTAACGCATCAGCATCGCTTTTAAGTGAATCAACCTCAGCTTCCCAATAGTCAATAGCACCGTTTTTAATCATCATTCCATCAACACCTTTAATAGGTTCTTCAGGCTTACGAAATACAGGCATACCATACAAGTCTATAAATCCCTCCATATTCCATTCCATAGGAATAAATAATGCATATAGACCGCTTTTAGTTTGACCATTCGCATTACGAGTAGTAACTACCGAATCTTCAAACATATCTTTATAGTTCTGTCCTCCTTTAGATAATGCATTTGAGGTTGAACCCATCATACACTTTCCAATAATTTTAGAACCTAATCTCAAACAAGTTTTAGTTACTCGCCAATTCTCCTTAATGTTATTTGGCTTAGTCCACTTACCGCTCTCATCATGTGCTAAGAATAAAAGTTTTTCCCCATCATAAGAGTTATCTTCTGTATTCTTCCAATCTATTGACGTATCTAAGCCTTCTATAATTTCAGCCTCAGTATCGTACATATTCTTCTTTGTAATCTTAGATGCAGGTACACGGAAAGCCAACTCTGTCTTTGGTTTATCCATACCATCCATAATAGGTTTAAAGAAGAAAGGTAATCTACTATTAATAGGAACCACTTTATCGGTAAACATTTTCTTAGCATCGGCTCCTGTCTTAGATAAAATACCAATACGAGAATCTCTTGCAAGAGTTCCTATATTAACACACTCAGATGACGACATAAAGGAGAATCCTGAACGTCTAATCTTTAAGTATATCATTCCAAAACTTCTTGTGTCTGCTTTACAAGCTTCCCAAAAAATCCAATAGATTCTATTTGCTTCACGAAAGTCAGGATAACCAACATCAATACTTGACCATTGCAGATACATATAATGAGAACCCGTGATATAAGTAGGAACTCCATTGTTCATAAACCAATATCCTTTTTCTCTGTAATCAAATTCTTGTTCAATATAATCTACCCATCTGTTTTTAAACTCAGAAGGCATCTCATTCCATTGAAAAATTGATTGTATTCTTGAGAGTTGTTTAGGCATTGGCTCTCTCTCCCAATATTGCTCTGCTTTAGAAGAACTTCTTTTAGGACATTCTTTTGGAGCTTTAGGTAATGCAATATAAAGACCTGAGATATTAACTATTTCTCCTATCTCTCCTGTCTTTGATATTACTATAACATCATACTGTTCATTATAACCATATAACCAAGACTTATTTCCATTTTTTTTAGAAATAACTCCTGATGATATATAGTCTTTAACTACATTGTATATATTATTTTGACCTTCTTTCTGCAAATCCTTGTTTTGTATCAGTTTTACTTCCTCCTTTTTCAGATATTTCAATACTTTCTTTTTCAGATTCTATTCTATTTAGAATCTCAAATGCATCAAAAATAGCTAACTTTTTTGTTGCTGCTGCATTTTTTAATTTATCAGCCGCTAAATCATCTCCTTCCATATCAGGATTTAAGATTGATTCTTCTGCAACTTTAATAAGTTCTGTTACTGCTCTGTAACCGGCAGAAATAATTTTTAATTTTACTTCTTTATTTGTCATAACTTAATCGTTATTTGGTGGTCATACATACGATATAGTTTCTCTCCATCTACGGTAAACTCATATTCACTATCGGGAGAAAAACAAACGTAATCATCTTTTTTAACTCCTTGACTTAATAAGTATTCATTTGGATAAACCATTTGACCCATTAAAGGTTCTTCTGAAAAAGGTTTTTTAATATACGATTCAATTGCAGGAATTGGTCTAACAAAACAATACCTATCGTAAGAATACCAAGTATCTCCTTTTTTATACATAAAAAATTGTTCTGTTTCTATAAAGAATAAATCATCTTTAAAAAAGCTCTTTCCGCTTTTTTGACGACCTCTCATATCATTATAAAATTTAAATGCATTGTGATGCACAAGAAGAGTGTCTCCTATTGATATAGGACCATCATAGCCAACGGGTAATTCAATAACTTCTGCAAATCTATTAGAAAACTTATGGTCTTCTTCAGAGGTACTAACTATAAATTCAATACCTCCTATATTTCTTGTGTTATCGTATCTTTTCCCATTTATAGGCTTTGCTATAAAGTAGAATGGTGATTTCATTAAAAATCTATATTAAATTCGATTGAAATTGGAACCGTAAAGGTAAACTCTTTCCACAAGACTACCTCATCTTTTTTATTAATTATGTAAATTAATATTGATTTAGTATCAGTATTGTATTTAATTAGGTGAATTTCATTGGAATCACCAAGTATTTTTTGACCTACTAAGTAATGCATGGCACCACTTTTATAATCAGGTCCGATTGATATTTTTCTTATATCCATTTGATTTAATTTATTTATTATTACTATCCTACACCAAGAGAACTTAATGACCTCCTTAAATTATTAAATATCCAATTTGTATTACCACCACCATCTACAGAACCACCAATTGCATACCAATTATTAGCTTGTAAGGCATTAGATGCTTGAATATAACAATTTTGAACCACTACTATTCCCAAATTAAGTTTATTTAAAAGAAAATTACCTCCGCTAGTCTGATATAAAAGAGTCTGATTAACTGAATTACCAACTTGAAAAGTATCATAAATATTAACAGTTTGACCCGAGCTAAATACTATCTGATGATTACCTCCGGGAGTTTGTGTTAAATCTATAAAATTATAAAAAGTTGATGTACCTGAAATATTAGTTATTGGATTAATAGCAGATGCTGATGACCTATTTATTTTTAAAGTATAATAAGTATTAGCAGCTCCGCATACAAATCCAACTGTATTACTAAATGAGTCTGTTATAACTATTGTAGAAGTTCCACTATTAAGAGTTAAATTTGTTGTTACGTTAGTATTCCAAATATTACCTGTATTACCTGTGAGATTTATAGTTGCGTTATTAAGATTAATCGTTCTAACATTACTATTTGAAGAAGTAAAGGAAAAAATAGTACTTGTTGAGTTTGACGTAAAAGTTAAATTTCCTGAACTATGATTTAATACCCCTGATAATGTTGTATCACCTAAAGTTACATCTCCTAAAGTAAATGTCATTGCAGGTGCAGTAACAGAATTAAAACTTACAGGTATTAACGTACTTCCATTTGTTGAGTTTACAACTATAGCACCTCCAACATTAATACCATTTTGAAATGTAACAGAAGCGGCTGAAGATATAGTTGTTCCTGTTGCTACTGAATAAGTAGAAATATAATCACCAACTACAGTTAATGTGGTGTTGTATAAATTTTGGTCGTTGACATTTAATATACCTGTGAATGTTTTTCCAAATGTGGTGAATACATAGTTTGTATTTGGATTACCTGAATAACTTGAAAAGGTTAAGGTACCTGTTGTTGTTACAGTCATTGCGGCACACATAGTGACACTTCCATAAACTGTTACAGCATTTACAGACGATAAATTTATAGTGCTGCCTGTTACAAATGTGATACTACTAAAAACACATACTCCAAAAAGTAACGTGCCTGCTAATTTACTTACATAAAGATTAGGGGCAATAATAGCAGTAGATGCAGCGCTTATTGTTGTAGCACTTGCTCCTGAACCCTGTAAATATAAATTAGTGCAAGATACAGCGTTATTTAAAGTTATAGATTTAGTAGTCGCTGTTGTGTTTGTTAGATATATATTTGTAGCAGTCCAAGTTAAACCTGTTTGATTTGCTAATCCTATTGATAAAGTTATTCCTGAACCTGATAGATATAAATTAGTAAAATTAAATACTCTAGTATTTGTATTTGCACTTCCAAAAATACCTGCAGAAATGCTTGTTCCGCTAATATTACCTGCTGTTAATGTAAATGTACCTGTACAAGTAAAAAAATCATTAAAAACAAAACTACCTGTTGTAGTATTTATTGTTACTGCTCCTGAATGAGTTTTACCATTAGCAAGTATTACACCATTAACTGCTGCTCCTGATATTGTAATAGTTCCTGTATAACTATGAGTACCTCCTAAGCTTAATACAGTTGCTCCTGTTAATGCTAAACTAACAATGTTTAATGCCGAAGCTCCTGCAAGTGTTCCTGTAAAAGTAGAAGTATTTAAACTTGAGCAAGTTGATGTAGCTGCAATAGTTAAAGTACCACTTCCTGAAGCAGCATTAACAATAGCATCATCAGTAGCAGTAGGCACTCCAAGAACAATTCCTGTACCACCTGAGCCACTATACCAATTTCCTGCTACAGACCAATTGGCACTACCATTACCTGCTACATACCAATACTTTGCAGCCATTTAATTATATTGTTTTTAAATTCAATTGCTCTAATACATAATTTTGTATTACAGAATCATCAACTCCCCATTCTGAAACTATACTATTTGGTATTACCATAGAACCACTGAATGAATTTGAATCACCAATTAGTTTCCAAAATACTTCAACTGTATCAGGAAATAATGGGAAAGCATTAATTGTTATTTCTATAGATTTTGCATCCCAATTCAATGGGTATGTAATTACGTTTGTAGGTTGTAAGTTTGCCATGATGTTATTTATAAAATATGTTAATTGTTAAATCATTTACAGAAACACTTGAAGTGTCAGATTCAGGTATTCCTGTTACTGTTGTTATTGAAATTCCTGTTGTGAAAGATATTCCGTCAGGAAAAGATACGTTTGCAGCTGATAGTGGAGGTATTACTAAAGCCATTACCACTCCTGAACCTGCTGTTGGTGTTGTAGCAATATTATGAAAAGCAACTTTTCTTGCGGATGTTGCATTATTATAAATGTACCATCCATTGACAGTTCCTGCACTTGATTTAATAACAGTAGGATTAGTACCGCTTGCAGATACTAAGTCAAAATAAGACGAGGGTGAGACAGGTGTATATGCCATAATTATATAATATTCCAATTAGCACCATCGCTAATTATTGTTAATGATAAATATTGAACTTTTATAGGAGCCGTTAAGCTTCCATCTATTGTTTGAGATGAGGTAGTATTAATAGTTATAACACCCGTACCTACATTCTTTATTGTATATAAATTTTGATTACCTACGGCTGTTGGTAATGTTATATTTATTGTACCTGATGCTAAATAAACATAATCTGTACTTGAAGCGCTACCTGCTGATGTATTTGTAGATACAATATTTATAGATTTACCTGATGCCGATATTGTCCAACTTCTATCAGCAGTTAAATCATAAGTAGTTCCATTTATAGTTAATGTTCTTGCATTTGTTACAGGAGTATATCCTAATGCAGTTGTAACTTGTCCACTTGTTATACCTGTTAAATATGTATTAGTATCTAAAGAAAAAACACCTGATGCTGTCATCTTAACAAACGATGTAGAAATATAAGTTAATCCACTTAATGATGTTAAGTTTGTTGCTAATGGCTGCCCTCCTAATCCACTAAGTGTATATGTAGGTACATTTAATACTCCTGCTATTAAAGTTGAAGCACCTGATGAACCTGTTGTAGTTAGTGAAGCAAATGGAGATGAGGCAGGAGTTGGTATGTTTAATACATTAGCAACTAATGTAGCCGCTCCTGTTCCTGTTGTTGTTAAACTTGTTATTCTATTTGTATATGCGGTATTCCAATTTGCTGCTGATGCTATTCTACTATCTGCTAATGTACCTGTCCAACCTAATGTCAATGACACTGCTTGTAGTAATGAAGTAGCAGGTGTTCCTCCTAAAGTTAATGTTACATTAGTATCATCTACCCTTGTCAATGCTGCAGCTGTTGGTGATGCTGAATCAATCCAATCAGTACCTGTTACAGTAGAAGACAAAACTTGACCTGCCGTTCCCGGTGAATTATTTGAATCATAAATAGCACCTGTTATACGTGCATTAGAAGCATTTATATCTCCTATTAAAGTTATACTATTAGTAGCTGTATTTCCTACTAACAACACATCATTTAATCCCGGTGTGTAAACAATTGAGTTATTTACCCATCTTATACCTGATACTGTTTTTTGAAGTATTTGACCTGTTGTGCCAATACTTGCAGTGTCATCTTGTATGTTCCCCGGTATTATTTTTGTTGATGTAATATTACCAATAAGAGTAATATTTTGCGTTGCTGTATTACCTGCATTAAGAACATCTTGAAGATTATCTACAGGTAAATTTACCCAATTAATACCTGTTGTATTTTTACTAAGATATTGAAAAGTAGTACCTTGACTTCCAAGAGAATCCTCAATATTATTAGGTTTAATTAACGTAACATCAATAGTTCCTGTTAATGTAATATTTTGAGTAGCAGCATTTCCTGTGTTAAGTACAGCTTGCAAAGATGCAGCAGGAAAGTTAGCAGAGAATAATTGCAACAACTCCGATAACGAAAAGTTTTTTGTCGCTAACGGAGTTGAGGTAGGTGGAGTCCTAATAGCTTCTGTACCTATCAGCCTATCGCTTAATAATAAGGGGGTATCCGCTGAAGGATAAGTAGATATTTTAGACATTTTATTTTACATTAATTATTAAACAACAATTCTTACTTCTCCCGTAGATGTCTTGTAAATTGAATTTACAGCAAGACCACCTGAAATAGCAGCGGCATTATTTGCATAAGTAGGAAGAATACTATCTACCACAGTAACAAAATCACCCGTAGTAGTAGCAAGAGTAAGAACATCTGATACAACGAAGTTTTGAGTTGAATTGCTATTATTCACATCTGTTCCTAATAAAAAATCATCCAATGAAGGAGGAGGAGTATCAGCATACGTACTAATCTTAGCCATTTTATTTTAGTTTAAAGTTAATAAGTATAAAATCTTATCTATTAATCCAATCATCTCATCTATAATGTTTTGTAACTCTGATGGATAATTATTTCTTTCAGTATCTAAAGTTGAACGCAATTCTTTTAAATGAGTAGTAGCGTCTGTATTTTTTGATTCAGGTATAACTATTTCAACTCTTTTGTTTCTACCAAAGTATGCCTCAGTAAAAGTATCAGTTAAATCAAGAATACCATCGTAATAAGCGTTTAATGCTTTGTGCTCTGCAAACGATGTTGTTTGTAGATGAGCGATGTGCATTGCATCTCTTGATTGGAATAATGTTCCTATTAATTTACCCGGTGTCATAATTAGTCTTGTTTTTGAGTTACTTCTCCTGTTTGAATATTGATGACTGCATCTGCACCATATTTATCAATCAATAATTTTTCATGTGCTGCAAATTCTACCTTTAATTCCTCAATATGACGTATGATGTTACTTTTTTGTAATTCAACATCTCCAATAGCCATTTTTGCTTTATTAAACTCTGAGTTTAATTCTTGAATTTTTGTTAATTCTTCTTGTGTTACTTGTGCGTTTGCCATTTTAATTTGATTTTTATTTAATTATTAATTCTACAAAGATATAATTTTTAAATTAAACTTTTATTTATTTTATTATGAATGTAAAAAAACAACACTATTAATAAAATAAAAATTAACCACCAAAAATACATTGCGTAATTTGATTTCTTATCAATGTCTTTTTTAAATGCTTTTACGTTAGTATTTTTTTTTACCTCAACCTTAATAGAGGTCTTTTCAGCCACTTTTATTTTTGTGGTATCTACTAACACATTTTTTGTTTTTTTGTATCTTAGTTTAGCGTTTTTGTACGTTATTCCATTCACAACCATAGGTATTGTATCAGATACCGGACATATTTCTAATTCATCAGTATTAGTTGTAATACTAACGTGATTATCTTGAGTAGTAACTACGTCTTGTTTAATAACTGCAGTGCTATCTACTTTTACTACTGAATCTACTTTATTTACGTTTACTTTTCTTGCAGCACAAGAAGATAGAATCAAAACAATTAATATTAATATCCTTTTCATTATTCAATTGTTAAAGTTATATTTTTTGCTAATTGCATTTTTTTAAATAATTTTTCAAAAGCCAATCTGCTATTGCCTATAAAATCATTTGAACGTGTAGTTCCTACTAAAATACAACCTTCTGTATCATGGTTGGTATTACCTGAATGTATTCTTACACCCTCAAAATTTGGAACATTAAGTAATATTGGTAATAACTTTTTAAATCTATTGCTTAAAGTTATTCCAACTATATAAGTACCTTTTGGTATTGCTGTCTCTGATTTGATTTTTACTTCACGTTCTACATCTTCTAATGTATAGCATTCAAATTTACCATCAACATAAAGTTCTCCAATTGTAGAATGTTCTGTTTTGTGAAGTCTTTTAAGTGTAAGTTTCATTATTGTAAATCTCCTATATCTGTTTTAATTTCTTTCGCTCTAAGAAATGCTTTTTTAAGTAATGCCCAAATATCTATTTTAAACGAAGCCTCTATATTTTCTTTAATTGATACTAACTCAATAAAAATTAAAAGTATCGCACATATTTTTGTAAACATAAATTGGAATCCAAACCATTTAAAAATAAACTCATTCAATACAAACTTATCAATTACAAAAAGAAGTAAAATACATACTTCGTATAATGCCATTTTTGAAATAATATTAGAAAGTATGCGGCTTCTAATACTACACCAACCTCCTAATTTTATACTTTTAAAAATACCCGTGAATGTATCAAGAGCTATAGCAGTACCAACCGCAATTAAAAGTCCATATATAGGAACGAATAAAAGGACTAAAGAAGATAATATGTATTTTAAGTATTTCATTATCTTCCTTGTCCTTTATAAGTTTTAACGTAGTTCTTACTTGACTTTAATTTACTCGTTTTAGTTTTTGCTGCTACTCCTGTTTTTTTAGGTTTAGGTTGATAAGCACTCTCTTGTATTTTAACCTTTGCCATTTTACCACATTGCGTTTACAAGAGTTGCTGTTGTTCCTGTTGCTCTAAGTTTTAAAACTTGAATTGGAAGAGTAGTTCCTGCAGGTACACCATTAAATGTAATTTGGTCACCTCCTATTGTTATAACTGATACATTTCCTGTTCCTCCAATATATAAAAAAGCACCTGTATTTCCTAATCCTGCTTGAGCAGATGCTGAATAAACAATATAAGTTTGCGCTGTAGAAGTAAAAATATCAGCATTTAATGTAAGTTGAGTTTCACTATCCACACTAACAACAGTTGCTGAAGTAGATGCAGTATCATTATGAACTATATCTCCCGGAAAAACAGGATTAGTTATAAATGTTGCAGCAGAGTTTATTAATTTTAATGCTGTAGCAGTAGTATTTGTACCTGTTGAATTAACAGCACCGGGATATGCAAGGTTTGCATTATCTGAAGGATGTGCTCTATTTACTCTTGTAAATGTTGTTTTAAATACTGACATAGTTTTTAATTTTTATAAAATGTTTTGTTTATTAACAAATCAGGGTTGTTAAGATTTTCTTTTCTTTTATTACAACCACATTCTTTTCCTGTAGCTTGTGAAACTTTTTCAACTACTTTTTTAATTCCTGTAGCTGCAGTAATTTTTTCGATTGTGTCTCCTAATCCTTTTGATTTCATTGTGTAAAGATATTAAATTTTATTAGATTTTATTTTTTTGACGTTGCCTTTTAAATAAGACATTTTCCCATTAAGGGAACTTTTTGATTCGTACTGTTTTGCCTTATCAGTTATTTTCTTTTCTTGTTTAATCATCTCTGTTGTTGGTTTTTTACCTGAACCTTTAGATGCTCTGATATTATTCCACAAAGAATTTTTAACTCCGAGTTTATTTAACTTTTCTTTCATCAGTATTTTCCTTTACGATTTTTTGGGTTTGGTGTTGTTGAACCCCCCGATCCTGCCCATAAATTTTTACAAGCCCAATACCTTGGAGTTAGTTTGTCATTAGCTGTATCACAACTATGTCTTGCCTTAAAACTTCTTCGAGCAGCAGGAGAATAATTATTTCCATAACCCTTTGCTCCAAAATGGAGAAGTTTTTCCTCTCCATTGGAACAAGCTTTTACCATCTTCTTCTTTCCGGGTCTATCGGAAGGAACAGGATGATTACACTTCATATTTGCTTTATCAGCCATTGATTATGAAAAAAAATCTCTACTTGGATGTCCTGCTTGAGGAACAACTACTTCAGCTTCAACTTTCTCAACTTCAACTGTTTCAGGAGTAACTACTTCAGGAGCTACAACTTCAACATCTACTGTTTCTTTTGACTTTGCCATTTTAATTCTATTTTAAAAATTAACAATAAGGATTTTTCTTTTTCAATCCTGTTCCTGATGCAGCAGTTAGAACTCTTTTAGAAGTTCCTTTGCTACCACCTTTCATACCACCATGTTCTTGAATCAATCCGTTAGTTCCATTAGAACTCGTGCTTGGTCCTTGTAAACGAGATGAACCCGGTAAGTTTGGAGTGTCTTTAATTTTACCCATTATTTCTTTTTGATTACAGTTTTAACAATTCCTTTTAATGCTCCTGTAACCGCTCCTTTAGCAGCTCCTTTTAGTGCATTTTTAATAGCAGGTTTTGCTGCTGCTGTTGGTGCTTTCAATTTTGATGAAGCAGGTAAATTCGGTGTTGATTTTGCTTTTGCCATTTTGTTTGTATTTGTGTTAGTAATTATTATTCTTTTTCTCTTCCTGTTGAGTTTCTAAAAGAAGCCAATCCATATAAGCTTCCTCCTGCTATATCTTTTTTTTCTCTACTTCTAGCTATTCTTGCTTCATTAAGTTTTGCACGAGTCTCCTTCATTGAAGCTGTTCTTTCAGCTTGTCTTTTATTTATATCAGCTAATGCTGATTTCAAATCGTTAACCGGTGCTTCAACATCAGGACTATCTGCTAAAGGAGTATCCTTTCTTTCTTGTTTTTTTGCCATGTCTTATTAGTTTGATTTCATACAAGCTCCTCCTTTACAAGGAGATTTAGGTCCGTTATCACCTGCAAAGAAAGTTCTTTCTCCTTTAGGTTCCTTAGCTTTATAAGAATTTTCTTTTGTTCTTTGGTCAAATTTATTATACCACTGCTCAAAAGAATCCCCTTTTTGTTTTTCTTTTGATTCATCATAAGATTTCTTATAGATAATCTTTCTTTTCTCAGTTTTTATTGAGTCAATTTTTTGTCTTGGAGTAAGAACAACCTTTGGTTTAATTGTATCATTAACCGCCATGAATCTTGGTTCAGGGGTTGCAGCTAATGGAGTGTCGGGTCTTTTTTGATTGATTGCCATAATTATGATATATTTGCTTTTCTTAATTTTAATAAATCTTTTTTATCAGATGCTGTTAAGTTTTTCTTACTTCCTGATGTTACGTTATAATAATTTGCATTATTATTTCTACGTTGCATAGTATCTGTACTATCTCTAACATACTCTTTTCTCAAATCCTCTCTACTTTTCTGAGAACCTGTAACAGATTTTTTAACTGTTTTATTTCCTGAATCCACAATTAAAGCATCGCTTCTATTTTTATCTGCCGGAATAAATCTTTTCTCATAAGGCTTAGCCGTAGCTTTACCATCTGACACATTTAATCCCGCAGGAACTTTTCCTCCCTTTTCGTTTTTAGCTTGATTAGTCTGTACCTTCTCATATCTTGACGTAAAAGAAAAGTTAGGAGTAGGTGTTTCAGCTAAAGGAGTGTCGGGTCTTTTAATTATTTTATCAGCCATTTTTATTGTTGTTGTTGGTTATTAGACGGAGCAGGTGCTGCAGGCTGTGGCATACTTTCTTTTGAAAGCTTTCCTATTTGTTGAATAGCTGCATCAGCTGTAGCTTGATATTTAGTAATAGGCTGTGCCGGTGCTTGACCCATAGGTTGTAATCCTGAGCTAACAGGTTGCGGTTCCGGTGTATTCGCTAATGGTGTATCAGGTCTTTGCATTGTTATTTTATTTTATATCCGTTTTTATCATAACCGATTTTTCCTTTATCAGATTGTCTAAGTTGATTTGAAATTGCTTTGTTTTTTTCAGAAACTAAATTTCTCATCTCTTGACTTTTTTTATTATCATTCTTATCGTTAGAAATAAATCTTGGAAGATTTGGTATTACTTTTTTTATTTTTTCATTTACCTCTTTAACTTTATTTCTAAAATATACTGTACTATCTTTAGGGATAGGTGTTTCCGCTAATGGGGTATCAGGTCTGCTTATTTTTTTAGGTTGTAACATTGTTATATCTATTTTAATTGATAACTTTGTAGCAAATGTAGTAAATTTATTTTAAATGAAATCAAATCAAGACGATTATCTAAAATATTGGAGAGTCATTCGCCAATTCGTAAAAATCAAATATGGACTAACACAGTCAGACCTTGACATCCTATTGTTCTTATACTCTGAGAAGTATTTTGATAGAGGAAAGTTTGAAGAGTTTGACAACCTTCTAGGGTGGGATAAACAAAGATTTGAGAACTTAAGACAAGCCGATTGGATTGTTGTCTTTAGAAAAAGAATGGGAGCTAGAAAAGCTATATACCAATTATCAATCAAGTCAGTTCGTATGATTCAATCTATATATAGAAAACTAAGCGGGGAAGAAATCCCCGTTAGTAGTTCTAATAATAAAATGTTTGCTAAGAACGTATCTTACTCAGATAAAGTCTATCGCAATATGATTATCGAGATGAATAAACTTATAAAACAACAACGACATCAGACTCGCGAATAATAGTATATTGCTTGTCCTCAATTAGCATTGTAAATCCGTGTGCTTTATCATAGTAAATGTCATCATCCTTTTTGATATGAGGCACCTCTGTACCCGATTCAATTACTATTCCACGTTTGTATCTCATTTGGTTAACATCTTCTCCCGATAATATTAATCCTGATTCTGTTTTCAATTCTTCATCAATTGTTTTGATGACAATGTATTTACCTATTGGTTTCATCTGTTTTTCTTTTTATATTTTTTGCTCTAAAATTATCTGTTTGTGAGTGGCAATTGGGACATAGTACTTGTAAGTTTGAAGACTCATTATTGTTATTAACTCCATCAATATGATGAACCTCAAGAGTAATTGGTTCTCCCAACCAATCTGAAAGATTGCAAATTTCACATTTGTACTCTGCTTTTTTTAACATTATTTTTCTTAAGGTTTGAATATGAAGCTTCTCTCCGTTCAAATACTTTTGGTTTGTTTTTCTATCCCAAGTATCTTTACTCTTTTGCTTCTTTGTTGGTGAATTGTTTAAAATAAAAAAGTCAACACTATCCATTACACCTTTCTTCCAATTACTAATAGCCTTCTTACTTATCTTGTCTTTAGAATCTGAAGTATGTGGTCTCCCATTTCTACAAGCCAAACTACAAAAGTTTATTAAACCTTTTTGAACTTCAAACGAACTGTTGCATTTTTTACAAAGCTTCATTAAATCTTTTTTTAATTTTATCAATTACTACTTTAACCTCAGCAGCTCTCTCGTAATTTTTTTCAATAATATGCTTTGCCTTTAATTTTTCTAAAGATTCTAATATTTTGTCAATAGTGTCCATTGTTTTATTTTTTAGATTCATCTTTCCAATTCAGCCAAAAACCAATTGCAACAATTATGTTCATTCCCATTGATGCCACTATCTCATAAATGTCCTCATAAATATTTAAACTTAGGTGAACGTGACCTACCACCCAAAATGGTATTGATAGGTTACACGCCACCCATATTATTGTAAATCTTACAAATTGTTTAAACTTGTGGCTCTTCGTGTCCATAACTACGTGCCATTGTTACTATAGCGTTCGTACTTAGAATTGTTACCGCAACTGATATTGCATTTTGTAATGCAGACCTTGTAACTTTCAGCGGGTCAATAACACCCATCTTAATTAAGTCACCGTACTTACCTGTCTTAAGATTATAACCTTCGCCATTAATCAATGACCCTTGGTAGATGTCCTCTACTTTCAATCCTGCGTTAGTTAAGATTTGGATAAGAGGTGCCTGTAATGCTTCACCAAGAATTTTAATAGCAGCTAAGTGCTCTTTACTTACTGACTCAATACCTAAGAAGCTTTCCTCAAACAATGCTTTACCTGCACCCGGTAAGATGCCTTCCTCTAATGCTGAACGTACTGCACATACAGCGTCATCTACTCTGTCATACAATTCTTTCTGCTCTAAGTCAGTTTGTCCGCCCACAAAAATCACGCCAATTCCTCCTGTTAATGAAGCAATTCTCTCCAATAAAAAGTCTTTATCACCTTTCTTATTTGCATTTTTATGCGCCTCCCATAACTGAGCTACTCTCTCATCAACAACAGCTTGATTGGTACGTGCATCTGACTTAATAATTACAGTCTTGTCTTTACTTACAATTACTTTAGAAGCGTGTCCTAAATCACCGAAGTTCATAATACTTAAATCATCACCGGTCTTCTCACTAAAATAAGTAGCACCTACACTAACTGCAATGTCATGCATCAACTCGTGTTGCTTGTATCCAAAACTTGGAGGAGCAACAGCACATATCTTTACACTACCTTTCATTACATTCGCTGCCAATGTGTTTATCACATTTACATTACAAGGAGAGATAATTAATAACTTCTTCCCCTCTGTAATAATTGGTTTCAATATGTTCTCAATCTGCAAAATGTTTGCAATCTCCATATCAGCTACCAATACCATCACATCTTCAAGAACACACTCGTCTTTCTTTTGGTCATTGATAAACATAGGACTTAAATACCCTCTGTCGAATTTCAATCCCATAGTGGTCTCTGCATAAGTCTCATCGTTCTGACTCTTTTCCACCGTTACAATACCATTCTTTCCAACGTCTTTGTAAACCTCAGCGATAATCTTCCCTGTCTCACGGTCATTGTTAGCCGATATAGTAGCTACATCTGATAACATACCAATTGATACCTTCTTGCTACGTCTTCGTAGCTTGTCAACTACCTTATCACTCAAATCATTTAAGTGTCTTAACACCTCTGTTCTATTCAAGTCCTCAGTTATGTGAACTAATCCACCTAACACTAAAGCCTCAGTAAGAACAATAGCAGTTGTTGTACCATCACCCGCAGATGAAGCGGTACGCTCAGCAGCTTCCTTCATCATCTTAACAGCAAGGTTCTCAGAAGGGTCAAATAAGTCAATTGATTTGGCAACAGTTACACCATCTTTAGTAACAGTGATACCATGAGTATGGTTTGGACTTTCAATAAGTACAGTATTCCCTCCGGGACCTAATGTACTCTTAACAGCTTTGGACATTTTAATAACGCCACTTACTAATTTTTTCCTACCATTGTCACCAAAGAACAAATCTTTAGGAGAATAACCTTGATTTTCTAACATTTGATTTAATTTTTAATTATTATGTGCAAATATAGTACAATAAATTCTAATTAAACCCGTATTTAGAAAAAATATTTGATAAAATTATAATACTTATGTATAAAAGTATGCAGAAAGCTAATTTTCTTAACTCATCAGGTGTAGGATTCTCGTCTTGGTTGTTGTAAGTCATTATGTCGAATGTCGATTTTAGTATTTCCTATATATATATATATAATTTCCCTTTATATATTTTTTTTTCCACTATATTCTCTTCTTTTTTTCGACATTATCGTCGCAAAAGAAATAATATATTAATAATCAAATAGTTAGAAAAATCAAATCGTCGCAAAAACGTCGTAAAATATAGCCGATTATGTCGATTTTTGATAAAAAAAGAACAGAGCATCAATAATGACACTCTGTTGATTGTTGGTTTTGATTACATACAATGCTCTCCCATATCAGAATTCATTTCTCCAATTGTAAAAGCAGCCGACATAGTAGCTATTTTCTCAGCTCTATGAATAGATTTTTTTAATTGTGCAATGTGTGCAATTCCGGTTTGACCATCAGGGCGATTGTTAATCAACATACCATCGTTAACTGTAAGTCCACTATAAGAACCTCCGTTCTTTTGTTGGTAAATACTGTTCTTCAAATTTAAAGGCTGTTTCATCTTTACGTTTTTTAAAAGTTCACTACAAAGATATAATTTTTATTAGATAATAGTAGTGTTTGGGTATTATACCCATTTTACGTCAACTGCCCTCAGCCGAAAGTCGATATTTTTTTAGGTGGGTAGGTTTGCAATTTGCAAACTTTGTCCCGATTTTTTGGCTTTTTTGGTAGACACCTTTGCACCTTTGCCCGTCCCACACTCGCACACGCCTCCCGTGTCCGTTTCCCGTTTGACTTAGTTGCACCTTTGCACGTTTACCACGCCTCGCACCCGTGCCACACATAGCCGACAACAAACGACTACAAACGTTTACAAAGTTTTAAGATATAATAGACTTTGCCTAACATCAGCCCGAAAATTTCAACGCCTCACAA